CTGAGCCGGCAGCAACTCAGTGGGCTGAGCCGCGAGCAACTCAGTTGGCTGAGCCGCGAGCAACTCAGTGGGCTGAGCCGCGAGCAACTCAGTTGGCTGAGCCGCGAGCAACTCAGTTGGCTGAGCCGCGAGCAACTCAGTTGGCTGAGCCGCGAGCAACTCAGTGGGCTGAGCCGCGAGCAACTCAGTGGGCTGAGCCGCGGGTCTGCGCCCAAGGTGTCCCGCTTATACGCGACAATGGCAGATGCGCTCGCGGCGCAGCGCCGCCAGTTAGATCAATCAACGTTCGGCCCGGACAGCGATCCGGGGAGCAATCTTTGCGCGACGCCCATGTGCATTGCCGGCCACACTGTAAATCTGGCGGGGGAAGCCGGATATAAGCTGGCAGCGCAGGTTGGGTTCGCCACCGCCGCACTGCTGATCCATCGGCAGACTTATGGCGATGCGCCGCCGCCACGTTACGATAATTATCCGAATGAGTGGGCGCTCGCCTACGTAGAGATGATGGCGGAACGTGAGCGGCAGGCTGAGGTTAGATAGCAGTTCGCCCGCCAGCGTTCGCGGGCAGGGAAGCGGGCCGCATAGTAACTGCCAGCGATGCCCCGGTTGGCCATCAGTTAAGGAGTAATGCTGTAATGAATACAACAAAACAGGTAGAAGAAATCAACTGGAACGGCGTAGACGAAAGCGCGCAGGATCGGATGTCGCTGCAATTGCCGCTCGTTTTTTGGCGGCACGGCAAGAAGGACATGAAAGAGTTGGGCGAGCAAAGCCTGGCCTATCGCGGCGGGCTGTTCTTCGGCTTTGACGCCGCTGGCGAAGGGGCGACAATTGAGCTTTGGAGTGAGGCCAGGTTTGAAGGCGAGAAAGGCGAAGTGCGCGGGCTGGCCGCTTCCGTCGCCGATCTTGCGTTTGTCCGTTCGCGCCGCCGCTGGTTCCGCCGCGACTCTGACAGCGACCGCACGGAGTTTCGCCCGTGGAGCGGCTACCAGGCGGGCTTTCGCGGACAGCTTCAGATTGTTGGCTTCGTCAAAGGCTATGAGCTTCCCGTGTGCTTCTCGTTCAAGGGATTGCTCGGCCAAGCCATTGAAGCGGTTCAGCGTGAGCACTTATCCAAGGTCGTTGCGCTGATCAACCGCACAGCGCCAGAAGGGAAGTCGCTGCCGCCTTACGCCGTCTGGACGCGGATCAAAAGTGGCAAACACGAGCGCGTTGGTAGCGGGCGGGATACGTCGGAAGTGACGATGCCGGAGATTTTCTTGCCGCCAGCGGTTGATCTGGCATTCGCTCGCTCTCGCTTTGTCGGCAATGAAAACTTAGCGCGCTTTCAGGAGCTTTACCTTGGGGCGGCGGATTGGGCAAGGGAATGGGATTATCCGGGGATGAACGGTGACGCCAAGCACGCGCCGGATACTGCATCTCAGCCGCCGCGCGCGATAGCGACAGGTGCGCAGGCAACAAGTGAGTCGAATGACTATATGCCAGATTTTGAGGGCGCGCCGCCGGATGACGATGAGCCGCCCTTTTGATCTTGATCCGGCAGCCTGCGCCTACGAGCCGCCCTGCGCGGTCTGCATCGAACGGAGTTGCGCGAATTGGCGTGAATGCTGAGGCTGAAGCGCAATAGCGCCAGCTTTTCGCTGGCACGGATTAATAGCGCAGGGAACTTAGTGACGCGACAACCGATGTTACCGACAGAGAAGGATGCGATTAGGCACTATTCCAACCTTGACGCCTGCCTGGAATTCCTGATCCCGATTCGCTGGCCTGATGGCATCACCTGCCCGGATTGCAACGGCGTTGAGCATAGCTTTCTGAGCACGCGCCATATCTGGAAATGCCGCGAGTGCAAAAAGCAATTCAGTGTCAAGCAGGGAACCGTGATGGAAGATTCGCCGCTCGGTCTGGACAGGTGGCTCTGCGCCATTTGGATGATCGCCAATGCGAAAAATGGGATTAGCTCTTGGGAGATTCATCGCGCGCTTGGTATCACTCAGAAATCCGCGTGGTTTCTCCTACACCGAATCCGCTTGGCGATGGCTACGGGGACATTCTTGAAACTCTCCGGCCAGGTTGAAGCGGATGAAACCTTCGTTGGCGGCAAGGCGAAGTTTATGCACAAAGAGCGCAGAGAGCAATTGATTCAGGGCCGGGGGCCAGTGGGCAAGGCAATTGTTATGGGCTTGCTTGAACGCACACCCGACAAAGACAAGGCCAGCCAGATCACGGCAATGGTTGTCCCGAATCGCACTGCGGAAACCCTACAAGAGAAAGTGCGCGAGAACGTTGAACCCGGTTCTGAGATGCTGACTGATGAATGGGTTGGCTATAATGGCCTTGAGCCTGAGTACGTGCACAGCGTCATCAATCACGCGGTCAAATACGTTGATGGTCACATCCACACCAACGGGACTGAGAACTTCTGGACATTATTCAAACGCTGCATCAAAGGCACGTATGTTTCAGTTGAATGTGATCACCTTTTCCGTTATCTTGATGAAGAGATGTTTCGCTTTAACGAGCGAAAGACCAAAGACAAAGACCGCTTCGTTAAGGCGGTGAGCGGTATCAATGGCCGTCGCGTCACTTACAAGCAATTGATTGATCGCGGTGATGAGCCTGTGGGCAGACGCGGCAGATTGCCGAAGCTGAAGAGACATGAAAACAGACAAGAAAAAGCAGCCGGAGAGCGAAGCTGAATTTGAGAGCTTTGAAGACCTCACCAAGAAACTGATGGCCGTGTCGAAAGCTGAGATTGACGAAAAGGCCGCAGAACTGAAGAAAGCGAAACAGGCCAAGAAAGCCAAGCGTAAGAAATAGGGAGTGCGCCCGGAGGGATTCCAACCCTCGCTCACCCGATTACGAATCGGGGATTCACTTGCAATGAGCGGGCGCACAAGATAAGGGGTGACAGTTGTCACCCCTTATTCATTTATTCATCACCTTCGGATTCATCGTCCGTATCCTCAAACAATGCTGGCTGTGGTGGTGGAAAATTGCGATTGAATAACCGCAGAAAAGCGCGCCAGTTTGGAGATACCCGCATCAATGCTGTCACAATTGCGACGTGTTTTTCTAAATGCGGTTGCCCAATATCGCCAGTGAGAAATCTATGGTGATGCACCTTCCGTCGCCCCTTCTCCGTGGGCGGATTTAACTTCTCAAGTTCCTGTCTGATATTAAATGGCAACTGGTCATACACGAGTATGTTTGTGAGTTTGCCAGCATAGCGTGGCCCCTGTGGCCCTTTTTGCTGATAGTCTATTTGATCGAATCTCCACCCGCGCAATCGAAACATTTCCCGATAAAACTCTTCAGGGAATTTTTCCGCCCACGGCAGTAGTTCCTTTGAGATGTACAGCCCTAACAATTGTCGCAGTTCGTCTTTTGGCCTTATGTCTTGATAACCAGTCGCCTCATCAATCAAAGCATCAATGGCAACTGATTGCAGAGCGTTGAGAACGATCTTGCATCGTTCGGCAATCGCAACCTGCTGCGCTCTTAGCTTAGCTCCCCCATACAGCGCATCTACATACACGCGGCAAACCAATGGGAAGATATTGCCCTTAAATCCGAACGCTGTGCCACGAAAACCTCCACTCGACAAAGGCTTGAATCTTATCGGCTTCATCGACCGAACTAACTCATCGGAAATAAAAGATTTAAGGTTCTTTGCGGCTAAGAAAGGTGGGGTTTGCTCGACCGATGCTCCCTGGCCAGCAGGCGGATTTTTTGAGCGTCCCATAGCCTGAAGAAATCCAGCCTGAGTAATCACCCTTGATCCATCTTCAAGCACTGCGCAAGGAATGACTAGGTTGCCAATTTTCAATTCCCCTTCGTGAGTTGCTTTCAGAATTGTTTCACTCATAAGTACCCCCGTTGACGTTATCTGGTAAACAAACGATCTGATTTAGAATTGCCCGTTGATTTGCATCAGCCCAAGCTTGCCGGATTTGCATTGTGATTCTTGCAGCAGTGTTTTTGTTGATTTGAATCTGCTGCGCCAGATGTCGTATGGGCAACTGTCCCGGCGCGTGAGCGATTAGATAGATAGCGCAAAACCAAGTCTGAAGTGGTAAGCGGGTTTTATGAAAAATCGTACCCACTGTCACGCTAAAAGCCGAATTGCACGGATTACAATGGTGCCTATTCTCTGTTGGGAGCGGTGTTGAAAAGCGCATCTTGCAATAAGGGCAGATCGGCTTGCCCTGCCATCGCAGTGTCTCTAAGAACAGAATGCAATCTGACTTATTTGGGAAAAGAGCGTCCATCGCATCCATATCCATTGCTCATTACCTCATGCGGGTAAGCTTATAGCAGCGTGATTGCCCGTTGTCACTTCCTTTGGCTAGGACAAATCACAGTTTTCTTCCTTTAGCTCAGACATCGCGTTTTATCTCTGCCGGTAGGTGGGGCGGATATACGCTAAAAGGTCGGTTGATTTCATCTTGATTTCAACTGGCCTTTGCTTTATGAGTTGCAGCGCATTCATGCTGAGAATTTTGCCAGAGGTCATATAATGCCGGACAATTGGAAGAATAAACTCTATTTCGGGGATAATCTCGGCATCCTGCGCGAGCACGTAGACGATGGGAGCGTAGACCTGATCTACCTTGACCCGCCTTTCAATTCAAACGCCAGTTACAATGTCCTTTTTCAAGAGAAGAGCGGGAAGAAATCCGCCGCACAGATCACGGCCTTTGAAGATACATGGCAATGGGGAATGGAGTCAGAGGAAGCTTTCCATGACATCGTAACCAGCGGACGGCGGAAAGTCGCAGACCTGATGCAAGCCTTAAGATCGTTTCTGGGGCAAAGTGACATGATGGCATATCTGGCGATGATGACCCCGCGCCTGGTTGAACTGCACAGGACGTTGAAACCAACGGGCAGTCTATATCTACATTGTGATCCAACGGCCAGCCATTACTTGAAGATTGTTTTAGATGGCGTGTTTGAAAAAGGCGGGTTCCGCAACGAAATTATCTGGCAGCGCACGAATGCTCACAACATGCGAACAAAGGGATATGTCCGAGCGAATGACACTATTTTTTTCTATACGAAAACTGACCAATTCACCTTTAACGCACAATACACCGAATATGGAATCGAACAGCTACGTAGGTTTAAGCCGGATGAAACCGGACGACTCTATAAAGCTGAAAATATGACGTTCTCAAATCCCAACCCAAACCGACAGTTTGAATGGAGAGGGGCACAACCCCCGCCAAATCGGTCATGGGGAGCCTCTTTAGAGCAGCTAGAAAAGTGGTACGCCGAAGGGCGCATTTTGTTAAAGAGAGACGGAACTCCGCGCCTAGATGGTTTGAAGATTTACCTAGACGAAACCAAAGGAAAGCCCCTTACTACCAATTGGACAGACATTGATAGAGTCAGCAATACATCAGGGGAGCGTCTAGGCTATCCCACACAGAAGCCGGAAGCGTTGCTTGAGCGCATCATCCACGTCAACAGCAATGAAGGCGACGTTATACTAGACCCATTCTGCGGATGCGGGACAGCCATAGCCGTCGCTGAGCGTCTGCATCGTTGTTGGATTGGAATTGATGTGACGCATCTGGCAATCACGCTTATTCGTCATCGGCTTCAAGACGCATTTCAATCCGAACTCTCACCCTATGAAATCATAGGCGCGCCAACCGATACGCCGGGCGCAGAAGCATTGGCGCAGGTTGACCGCTACCAATTCCAATGGTGGGCATTGGGTTTGATCGGCGCGATGCCCGCGCAGGATAAAAAGAAGGGCGCAGATAGCGGCATAGACGGGTTCATCAATTTTTTCGAGGAGAAAAGCGAGAAGGCAAGGAAGATCGTTGTCCAGGTCAAAAGCGGGCATGTAAAAGTCTCAGACATCCGAGACCTGAAAGGGACAATGGAGCGCGAAAAAGCCGCAATCGGCGCTTTCATTACGCTGGAAACGCCAACCAAGCCAATGTTGACGGAAGCGGCGGCGGCTGGCTTCTATGAATCGCAATGGTTCGCTGGCCAGCAATTTCCGCGCTTACAAGTGCTCACTATTGAAGAGCTACTGAACGGCATGACGCTCAAATATCCACGCTTGCACGTCGAAACATTCAAGCGGGCAGAACGTCAAAGCAAATCGAAGACAAAACAAGAGAAGCTGTTTTAGCGCAGCCAAGCACTTTGCGTCCTAAAGTCAGGTGAGCCAAGTATATTTTTACCCAACATTACTCGCGATTGCATTATGCCGACGGGCGCCAACCGCTATTGTTTGTTGGGCCTGGTGAGAAGATGGTACTCATCACGCCCAACGCTGATGCCTTGTTCGTCTGGCGGAAATTTATTTCCGGGGATAGGCAAGAGGGCGTCAATTGCGCGGTTTTTCGCAATGAATCGGCCAGATTGAGCAGCGAGTTGATTGCAGTAGCGGAGAGGCTCGCTTGGCAGCGATGGCCTGGACGGCGGTTATACACCTATGTCAACCCGCGTAAGGTGCGCTCACAGAATCCGGGTTGTTGTTTTATGAAGGCGGGATGGCGAAAATGTGGAGAGACAAAACGCCATCGCCTGTTGATTTTTGAGCGTTGGCCAGACAACGCCTGACGATAACGGGCTGACGGCGGCGGGCGGCACGATCATCACTTCCGCCATCGCGCCTGCGCCCTGCGTCACCTGCACGGCTGACCCGCCCTGCGCGGTCTGCATTGGCGACTGTCTTTGATGCAAATTCAGATGGGCAAGAATATGTGCGTAGCGAAGAGGATTCCTGATGGCGGTACTTGGAAGCCGCGCTCCTTGTTCACTCCTGCCCGCCTCGCCGTCCTCCAGGCGCTGGCCGACGGCTGGCAGATCGCCGTCTACGCCGACCAATCCGGACTGCGGTGGCGAAGCAATGACGGCAAACGCAGCTATCGGGGTTACGTCGTCCGCCCCGCCACGCTGCGGCCATTGATTGAGGCGGGATTGATTGGGGTCGTCGGTGAGGGCGGGAACCTGGCCAGGCTGACCGAGGCTGGGCGGAGAGCTTTGAAGTCAGCGCCGCCGGATTAGCAAACTATATGAAGCTATCAGCAAAAACACTCGCCGCCCTACAGATCATCCGCGCCCATCCCGGCATCCAGCCGCGCGAGTTTGCGCGTCTGATGTGGCCTGACTCCGATGGCTTCCGCCGCTCGTCCAGATGCGGACGCGGATCAAGCAGGGGCGGCGGCATGAATCTGGCGGGCGGCGGCTACCTGGGCAGGTTGCGCAGGTGCGGGCTGATTACGTGGGATCAGTCATTAACTGAGGCGGGACTAGAAGCTTTGGAGTCGCCGCAGAAGATGTGCAGATAACGAACATTATCTTGACAACCGGCGCAGATAGTGCTGTCCTCTATCCATGGAAATCACTCCGCAGGATCAAGACCGATTATTATCAAATGACCGAGAAAGGTAGCACATTATGTCAATAACTTTTTCCACCACCGCCTCGCCATCCACACTGCGCCCGAAGAATATGCTTCAACTTTTCGGCTCGCACACGGTCTACCTGCTTCGTTGGGGCGGCGTGCTGCACTTATTGTTCGACGTGCGGGATTGGAGTGAGGCTGCGTACCGCTTCGGTGAAACCGTCGCGCAATTTGTGCCGGCAGAGCGTCGCTGGTATTACGTAAGTTCCGCCTTCGATGATGCCCGGATGACGCAGTCGGAACTTGAGATACTAGTCGCCGATAACGTAGTCTGCGTGCTAGGCAAGGACTGCCCGAAACACAAATCTCAAACTGCGTGACTGGAATGTTTTGGGATTCTGGTAAGTTAACGGTCAGGCTGAGCAGTGGTCGCGGGTGCACGCTTTTCGCCCGCAACCTCCCCACCCCTACTGGAAACCAGAGACAATTTGAGTTGTGGATCGAGCGCGCATGCAGGCGGTGTTTCAAGATCGCGGGCACTTATGAGGAAGAAACCGCACAAGACTAAGTCCACCTCTGAGGTTGATTTCTGGCTTGCTGAATGGCTCAAGCCGACCGGCAACCGCCGTAGTAGGCACACGGCAATGGCCTACCGGCGCGACATCCAGCAGTTCCTTGAATATGTGGCCAAGCCGTTTGATCAGACTACAGTGATTGATATTATGGGGTATCAGTCGCGCCTGGCCGATCAATACGGTGAAGACAAAACCCGCGCACGAAAGCTGGCTAGCGTTTGCAGCTTCTACAGGTTTCTGAATAACCGAGAAGTCACAAACGTCAACCTGTCGAAAATCGAACGCGGCAGGATCGAACGCGGCGTGAACCATGACAAGCTTCTGACGCCTGAACAGGTGCGCGCGATCATCGCCGTCGTCGAAGCTGACGCCCTGCATCACGCGCTCCTCCGGTTCTTTTACCTGACCGGCGTAAGGATCAGCGAGGCGCTGGGCTTGCGCTGGCGTGATCTGCGCAAGCTGCCGGACGGCGGCGAGGCGCACATTATCGGCAAGCGACGCAAGTACCGGCTGGTGTTTGTCTCTGATGAATTGTGGATGGATTTGATGAGTCTGCGCGGCGCGGCAGATGATGCGGCCTATGTCTTCCCTCTCGGCGAAAATCATGTGCGATATATCGTCAGGAAGGCGGGCAAGGTCGCAGGCGTTGAAGGTGCGCATCCGCATCAGTTTCGCCACGCCTTTGTCTCGCACCTGTTGGCCGAAGGCGTGCCACTCCCTGATGTTTCGGAACTAGCTGGTCATAGCAGCGTAGCAATGACTAGTGTTTATGCGCATCCAACGAAGGGGCGGAACGTGACTGAAAAACTGAAGGTGCGCTAACCTACAGCACGATGAGGATATACCAATGAGTGACACCAAACCTGCTGGCTTCGGCCAGCCCCTGTGCTGGTCTCTGAAATCGCCCTGCCTAAAAATGCAAAAAGCCCGCCGGAACCTAACCCGGCGGGCTTTTTGCGCTTCATTAACGTGTAACCGATATAATGGCGCAGGCTCAGTTTATCAATATGATTGACGCCTGAGCCTGTGGAGCTTTGTTTCCGTTGCTCGCTGCGGCGTTCTCAGCCATTGGGGTCGCCGCGTGCGTACCTTATACGCCTGCTTCCCTGCCGCGTCAACTCTTCTCCTACTACTTCCCTTCCAATCCCACCGGCGCACGCTTAGCACTTGGCGCGGTGCGTTTCGGCTTTTCCAGGCCGACCGGTGATTGCGTGGTGCGCTTTGGCTTTGCTCCTGCCTGATAACTTGACACACCAAAACCGCCGAATGCAGGAATAGCCCAAGCTGCACCTAACGCGCCGCCCCCTGCCGTCCGGTAGGCGTCGTAGAGGTCGCGGGCCATTATTGGGGTGGCTCGCTCAAGCAGTGCGTCTGTCATTGTGACTGGCTTGCCCCTGTAATTCTCGCCCGTCAGCCAGTCCGCGGCCAAGCCAGCCACCGGCGATGACTTCCCCCGCGCGAATCTTTTCATTGTGTTGATCATGTGGCCTATCGCCGCCCGCCGGTCGCGCTCCGTCTTCGCAGTTGCCCGCGCCTTCGCTGCCTGGAACATCCTAGTAGCGAACACGGCGTATTGCTGCATTCCGCCCGTCAGGTCATAGTGATACCTGCCATTGATGACGACCTTGCCGAAGTCGGCGTCATCAGGATCGCTGCCCACGGTAATCGGGAAGCCTGCCGCGCCTGCCGCTGCTGCTGCGCCCAATGCCGCGCCCAGTACTAATACGTGCTGCGCCAGGTCGCCCAGCATCTTGCCTCGGAATGCCGGATCGGCCTTGACGTAGCGCGCCGGATTCAGCATCTGGATGCGGCTCATCACCCAGCGCGGAGACCAGAGGAAGTTGGCCAGGAACGGGACAGCGCCCTCGTAGTCGCCAAAGCTACCGCGTCCGGTTGAGATATTGACCCAATCGGCCATCTGTTTGTAGGCTTCAGGGTTGCTATCGAAGGTCGCTCCCCGCCGCGCCATGTAGTCAGCATGCTCATTGTATTTGGCGGCGCGCAGCATATCGAGCAGTGTGGTGTTGCCGCGCTCGGTTTGCTTGTAGAGGGGGATATTTTGCATAGCGCGCGAGATGTAGCCGTCTTCCCTGTCGCTGAGCCGGTTGCCGTGCTCAACCTTGACCTGATTGATCAGGTGGAGTCCGGCCTTGCGCATCTCGACAGCGCGCGGATCAGCCCCAATCTCGGCGTTCAGTCGGGCGAAGTTCCCGCTCTTCATTGCGGAAAGGCCGGAGCGCAACAGGCGCGCAGTCTTGACGGGACGAAAGACCAGGCCCGGCAGGTTGTAGAAGCCGCCCTGCCGGAAGGCGAAGGACAGATCAAGTCCGCCGAGGAAGGTACGCGGGGCGGCAGCGATGTCTCCCGCCTTGAATTTCTCGCCGAAGGAGCGCGCCATCTCTTCCCGCGCGGCGAAGAGCCTGGCCCCGTCGTTCGTGTTCGTCGCATCTATGACTTCATTAATCAAGTCGTTGAGTTTTTGGTTTTGTTTCGGCGTGAATGTGGTATTAGCCAGTTTCGCGGACATCCCCTGCGCCCACTGCGCTATATCCCAGCCGGTCGGCAGGGGAACTTTCGGCAGGGGCGCTTTCGGGCGTGTCTTCCGTCCCTGAAAAACGCCGCCGAATGCGCCCAGCACCTGCCCGCCCGGCGCCTCGCCGGGAAGCGCGCCTAGGCTGAAGATTGGGCGGGTTCCGGCTTTGTCTGCGCCTGCTGTTCGAGGAGTCTCTGCAGCGCCGGTTTCCCTCCCCTCTTTTGTGCCTTCTTCGCCTGCTCCACGAGAGCGGAGAGGGCGTCCGGCGACAGCCCCGCCAGTTCCGGCGGCGGCGTTTCGTTGTACAATGCCTTGAATTGTCTCACCGCCTGGGCGGTATTCGGGTCGTCGGCCATGTTTCTCCTTTGCCTGCCTGAGTGCGGCGCGCATTTCAGGCGTAGCGTGCAACGGCTCAAATGATTCAGGGGCGCGGCGCTCAGTGCGGAACGAGATATTTTCCATGTACTCGTTCAGCCAGCTCGTCGCTTCGTCCAGCGTCAAGCCGAGTTTATCATACTGCCCGCCTAAGACGTGAGCGATAGTTTCGGACGTGTACTGGTCGGGATGATAACCGCTACGCGCCAGAGCCTGGCTGAGCTTGTCGGCCTGCGGCTGCGCGTCGAACCATCCCTGGGTCGTTTTGTACTGACGCTCGGCGTTGTGGCTCAATTCGTGATAGACCGTGCGACGGGTTTCGCTGAATCCGCGCGTGCCCGCAATATACAGGACTCGGCCATATTGATCCGCCGTCTCTTCAAGCGCGCGCGCCAGTGCCTCGATTTGCGCATCAGCGGCTGCGCGCTCCGCTTCGGGTTTATTGCGCCAGGAGTTTTTTTCCGTGCGAATTGCGTCCGCGAACTCGTAAGCTTCATCGGCTGACAGGTTCGCGCCGTATATCGGCGTATGCTGGTATGTCTCTCCGCGTTCCTTTGCCTTGCGCAACTGTAACAAATGCTCTGCCCGATCAATCCAGAAGTGCGCCTGCTCGTTACCATAAATCACATTGGCGCGGGACTCGCTCTTCGATGAGCGGGTTCGGGTGTTGGTGGCGATGTCGGTCGCGGATTGGGCGTCGCTCAGTGGGGCAGGCTGAAAATCAGAGGTGCGCGGCTCGCGCTGGAACAGCGGCTGCCCCTGCATCACGGAATCGCGCATCGCGGGGGTGATAGTAACAGAGTGGACAGCGGCATATCGCTGTTCAGGCTCACGCATTTCCGTACCATCAACCTGGCGGGCATATTGCTTTGCCGCTGCCTCATCTGCGCCAAAACGATTGACGATTTGATTCTCCTTGATAACGACCCATTCACCGGCAGCACTCTCTATGCGCTCAGTCGGCACACTGCCCTGTTCGACTTTTATTCCCCATTTTTTGACGTACCGATTAACGAAGGAAGGCAGGATTTGATCGTAAAAACCTCTCATTCCCTCGCCGCCGACTTTGAGGTCAACGCCGCCCAGCGCCAGCGTATCCTGCCCTTCACCATATTGGCGGGTCGCAAATTGATCTGGCTGTTGCCGCAGCAGCCGCTCTGCCACTTCCTTGCCGACAACATCAGGTAACCCGCTTTCGTCTTGCAGGTGCTTGCTGATCAGGACTTGTCCGTCTTTGATTGCCCGGATGGTCTTGCTTGCCGGCGTCCATAAGACCTCATCAACTTGTTTGCTCAGGTCGGATCGCTCGGCCTGCGTCTCTCCCGTAGCCCACGCGATCTTGTCATATCCATTCTCGGCGCCATAACGCAGCATCCGCTTGAAGGCAAGTTCTGGCCAGGAGGTTTTGAAGGGAGCATCGGGGACACTACCACGAGCTTGCCCCGCTTCAAGCTTGGCCTGCTCGGAAACCAACTCGCGCTGCTCAGTTGCCAGTTTTTCACGCTCTTCAATCGGCGGAATTTTATCAAACCGATCTTGAATTTCTTCAAGTCGCTGATTGATAGACTTAATGCGCGCGGCCACGCCTGGCGCATACCCCCATTTCCGTCCCGCCTGATGCCAATCGCTCTGAATCTCTTCGATAAATAGCGTCCGCTTCCCGCCTGCGTCCGTGCGCTCGTTAAAGCGAATATGGGCGAGGACGTTGGACTCGCCCCAATGGGGAGATTGAAACGAAGGCCGACTTTTTTCCCATTCTTCCTGTTGCTGATCATTAAGCCGCTGAAGGGCGCTGGCGACGGCGGCCTCTTCGCTTGGATGTGAGCCGTAAAACGGACGCCCATGTACCTGCTCCGGCGGCAGAACATGCCAACGGGCATTTGGCGGCTGACTTGAATCAACGCCGACTCTGTAGCCGTCCGGTAATTGCGTAATACGCTCAGGGGGCTGCTCAGGTCTGATTTCCGGCATCGTCAGCAGCAATTCACGGTAACTGCCCTCTTCCGTGCCGGGAAGGGTAAGTTGCGAATATTTCGTGTCGCCGCTAGTTGCCCTGTCAGCCACTTGCTGCGCCTCTTCGAGCGAGCCTGTCTCAAGCGGCTCACCGCGTAACGCTATTCCTGCGGTCTGCCAAACGTTATTACCCCGGCGAATAGCTATTGAGTTGTCTTCGTTGTACCAGGTATCACCATCCTGATGCCATTGGTGCGCACGGATACCATGCGTTACTTCCTGTACTGTTACCTGATTCGCCCGCACAAAATCCAGCACGTCCTGCTTTGTGACGTTCGCCTGCGGTCGCAGCCATTCGGCTAGACCGAGCCAGTCCAACTCTTCTTTCTTCACGCCGTTCTGCGGATTCGTGGCGATAGCGAGAGCCTGCGCGCCGCTGGCTTTATTCGGCATCTTCTGTTCAATCACGCGCTCAAGCTGACTGTAGAAACCTGGCGCTCGCTCCCGCTCTGGAAGCGGTTTCCGTGCGCCTGCCGCCGCCTCCGGCTCATCCCCCTGCTCCCGCTTCCGCAATCCCCCCTCGTCCACCTTGACCGTCGCCCCGTCGCTCGGATCGTAGACCATTACCTTGCCGCGGCGGTCGTAGCCCCGGACCGTGCCGCGCAATGTGGTCTTGCCCTCAGTCCATTCCACTTTATCGCCGTGCGCGAATGGCTGGCCGGACTGAGGGGCAGCGGGGATTTCGTCGCTGATGAGGATGGCATTGGCGCGCTCCTGTTCAGGTGTGGGAGCCTGTTTTTCCACGTCCGCTTCGGTTTCTGCTGCTGCCTTTGTTTCAGCGCGAGTTTTGGGCTGAAGATCGGGATAGTCGGCGAGCACTTCGGCGGGTACGGGCCTGCCTTTGCGGAGAGCGTTTTCTACGCCGCGCCGTAATGCTTGGGCGCCAAACGCATTTAATAACTCAGTTTTATTGTAGTTTGGCGTACTCCACCAATCATTGACCTCCATATCAGCAGCCAGGATATGCTTAAAAACTCCATATGGTGATAGCTGCCTTTTCTGCTCAGGGGATAACGTTTGTCGCCTGGCGGCTTGTGGCACAGGTTGCCCGGTACGCTCCTCGTAAGCCTCGCGATATTGCGGGTGTTGCTTAATATTCGGATAGCGTGAGAGCACACGATGGGGTACGTTCTCGCCGCGTCCAACTGCCGCCGCGACCATGTTTTCGTGTTGCTGTCCATCCAGACGGGCTAATGTAGAACCTTGCCTGCGGCGCTCAGAGATATATTCATCACGCGACATCTCCCACGGCTCTTTCGCCGCTACCTTCCTTTCCGTCTCCCTTTCCTTCACAAACGCCGCATTCTGATTGCCCGCTGTCCGGGGATTCTGAATGACGTGCGGCTCGCCTTCGCCATCAAGCACACGCAGGTGTCCCTTCGCAACGCCGGATTGATCGGGCGCCTCGGTGACTGCGCCGAATTGAGTGTGCTGGATTTTGCGGCCTTCGGGCTGGGTGGGTTCGGGCTTGCCAAACGTGCCCGTACCGCGCTCTTCCTGTGCGCTTACGGAAACATCTCTTTCATCAATTCGTCTATCGCGGCCCTGGTTATCGCCCGCTTGCGCCTCAGCGCCTCTTCGTCCGGCACGGCCACGGGCTTCGTCAACAGCTTGCGTGAACCATTTGTCTGCGAAGTGCTGGCTGAGTCCGTGGTCTTTGGCAATGGCGGCGACAGAATCTTTAAGCCGTGCCTGTTCGCGTTTGGATTGCGGTTGTGTGGCATTGTCGAGAGTCCTCAGTAAGTTGTCTATCCTACCATCAACGATGAAATTTTGATATGAATTCTGCGATTCCAGGAAATCAGCGACTGTTTCGCGGAACGTCTGTTTTAAGCTGTCGCTGATTTCCCCGCCCCTCTGTCTCGCCGCAATTTGCAGCCGCCGGTACGCACCCCGCAGGTCGTCCAGGTCAAGTTCCGAAGATCGCGGTTTATCACCTTTCTCGGCCAGCGCGTTGAGCGTGTCCTGTGCGGCGGTTGTCCACTCAGGATTTACCGCGCCACCCTCTTCACTCAGGTAATAGGACGGCATCGGTGGCAGGTCAAGTAGCTCACGTAATTCAGGATGTTCGGCTAGCGCGGGGAGAGTACGCCCGGTGTTCATTTTATGCGCCCGCTCTGCAAACTTGCCGAAGACGCCCTTGTGTGCGGCTTCCCGTTCCTGTGTCCGACGGGCGATTTGCTGCCCCTGGCGTTCGACCAGGGTCTGGGCGCGACGCTCAACGGCAGATTGAGTTTCAGCGGCAGTTTCTGCCTGTTTCGCCTGATCGAAGAAATCGCCGACTTCGCGCAACGCACCGGTCGTTCCCTCTGAAATCTCACTTGGCTCTGTGATGCCCTGCGCTGGTGTTTGCGGCCCCGCTGTGACGTTTTCCATAGAGGAAGGCAGTGGTTGTGACGGCCCCGCTTCCGGGGGCAGATTCCCGTAATACTCCGCCTCTTCCTCTGTCAATCGCCGCTCAAGTCCGCGCGTGTCAACCCGCCCTTCCTTGCCGGACTCGCGCAGGTAGTCCAGCACGTCGTTCTCGGTCACACTGCGATCAGTGAATGGCCGTCCATCCGGCAGCGTGAAGCCGCCCTCATCGAGCATCACTTGCACGTCGCTGAGCGGCACGCCGCCCTCGCGCCGCACCAGGCCGACAATGCCTGCCTCTTTCGCCCCCAGCATCGCCCGCTCACCAGCATCGGACACACGGATGCCCTTCCCGCCTGTTTTACGCTTCAGGTATTCAATCGGCGAGAGTTGGCCGGTCGGCTTGCGGCGCGGCTGCGGCTGCGCTTGCTGCGCGGCTTCCTGCTGTCTGACCAACTCGCCGAACTTACCGCTCGGAGATTCGGGCGCTGCTGGTACGCCGCCTGCGGGATTCATCACTGAGCCGAGTAATGGCGCGGATGGCGGGGTTTGCGGCTGCGGCACAGTCAATTCCCGCGTCGGCGCGGCCTCCATCCTCTGCTGCACGCGCTGCGTCTCCCGTTGCTGAGCCGCCGCTCTCCGGGCATTGGTCATCGCCTGCCCCCGGTTGCCCGCCGCCGTGCCGATCTCGCGGTCAATCGCGTCCTGGGCGGCAACGGCCTCCGGCGACTGCGGACGCCCCATTGTCCGGCGCAGGGATTTCAGATGGCGATGCGCCAGCTCATAGGCTCGTGCAGCTTCCGCAAAGCGCCCGGCTCGCTCGTGCTCGGCGGCTTCGATCTTCGCGTCATCGGCGGCGGCGCGTAGGGCGCCAGTGGTGGTTGGCGCAGCTTCCCCGGTTTGGGGCGCGACTACCCCAGTCAGAGGCTCGGTTTCCGCCTGAATTGTTCCACGCGCTGGCTGCGCTCTCTCAGGGGCTTCCAGAGGTGCGGTAACTGGCGGCTGCGCCGTGATTTGCTGCTTGGCTAGCTCAATTGCCGCAGACCGTGAAACGTTGCTCGGATGTTCCACAAAGTGTTTCACGCCGTCTACCGTAACCGTCGTCAACGCGCGGCCCTTCGCCGGCGTCTCCGGCGTCTCGCCCGGCTCGTAAACCCGAATGCCCGGCTGCGCTGCTGGCTCGGCTGTCTCAGCCTGTGGCTTCCTGCCAAGCGCCGCGAGCCTTTCGGCGGCCTGGGTGAGCCGTCCGGTGGTTCCAGCCTGGGCGGGGGGCTGCGCTGCTTCTTGCTGCGCCAGGAACTCAGTCGGAGTCGGGATTACATCGGGAGCGCCTGCCGCTTCCGCCTGCTGGCGAAATTCGGCTGTGCGGGTAGTTTGCGGGAGATTGGTGATCCGGGTTTCGACGCCGGCTCGCTCAGGCGCGACGGGACGAATAGGTAACCGGGTGAGCGGCGTTTGGGGTTCGGCGCGGACGGCCTGAATATCCTGTTGACGCTGCGCGCCCGCCCTCGCCGCGCTCAATCCCTGCATTCCCCCGCCGAGGATGCCGCCAAGTACGGCGGCTTCGATTACCCCGCGCGAGGCCGGGCGGCTCGGATCATACCCGCCAACCATGGCGGCGTTGATGTTATTCAGGTATTCCTGTAGCCCTTCTTGGCCCGCCTCTTCCATGATGTTCACCGCGCGATGAATAAACGCCTGTTTCAGCCCGAACTTATTCAACATGCGTCCAATGCCCAGCGCCTCGGTCAGTCCGGTTGCGCCCGCCATCGCAATCGCCCGGTCGCGTTTCGCCGGATCAACGCCAGCATTCTCCATCTCGCGTGCGATCTCTCCGGCATTCATTGCCGCGCCGAGCATGGCGGCAGTTTTTGCGCCGCCGCCAGCCAGACCGCCAGCCACAAATGGAACCAATGATCCTGCTGCGCGTGGAATCTTGGCCGTCACCCAACTTTGATTTGACGGGTCTATCGGAGTTGCGGCTTCGATTGCCTGCTCGACCGGACGCATAACTGGGCGTACCTTCTCGGCCAAGCGCAACTCATCGCCTTGACCGCCCAATCCTATTGCAGAGAGCACTGGTGTGCCGATACGACGATCTATCAGATCGGCCAACTCCGCTACGCCCGTCGGGATGCGCGCCAAACCAGTGCCCGCCGCCCGCAGGAATTGATTCGTTGGCTCGCTGACCGAGCGCGGAATCCAGGGCGACGACTCGCTTGCTGTTATCGGAGATGGTTTGGCAGTGATTGGCGGCGCAGACGGCTGTTGTTCATACCACCGCATCAGGTCAGGCGCGGCAGTTTGTGGCGGTGAAACTGGTTTGGGTTTTCGCGCAGGCGTCAGGGGCACAGCAGGCGAGGCGGAATAAGGCTGCGCTGAGGGCTTCGGCGATGGCACAGACGGGGGCTGCTCCCAGAAACGCATCAGGCCGTCCCTGGGTTCCGTTGTGGCTGATGCCGCTTCCATCTCTTTCAGGAATTCAGTCGGGCTTTGCGGCTGAGCATAAGCCCGCGTCTCAGCGTAAGGCGGCACTCCACCATACTTTCGCACGGCTCCCGGCCCCGCATTGTAGGCCGCTTTCGCTTTTGTCCAGTCGCCGCCGAAATCGTCCAGCTGCCTTTTCAGGTAGGTCAGTCCACCGGTGATATTCTGGTCGAGGTCTTCAGGGTCAACCTTCAGTTCCTTTGCAGTGCCAGGCATCAACTGCATAGCGCCGATGGCTCCTGCCGACGAGCGCCGCTTACCGGAGATGACAGCGGGGCTGTGGCCGCTCTCCCGCCTGAACACGTCACGCGCCAGCTCGCGCGGCACGCCGAGCCGGTCGGCCTCCGTGTCCACGCGCTCTTTGGCGTAGTCAACGAGGAACTGCGACGGTCTGGGCCGTTTTGGTTGTTGTCCCTGTGGCATTGGCTATTGCTGCACCTTAAGACCGTCGTTCTCAAATGCTTTTTGCGCATCAGCAAAGCTCAGGTTATATCGGTCGGCATACTTTTGCACGGTTGCGCGCGACACAGGGCGTCCGCCGCCTTGTGGGGCGGCACGCTGTGGCACTGGCTGTCCGCCGCTCGACCCTTGCGCTTGCGGAATCCCCTTGACGTAATTCCAGCCCGAGCCAGCCGGGTCTTCGCCGGTCTCGAAATATCTTCCATGTGTCTGGCCGAGGGCCTTGGCGGCTGAATTGTATTGAGTCTGCGCGCGCTGCGCAGCGATCTTTAACTGCTCGTTATCGTATGCGTTTTGCGCATCAGTCTTATCTGGGTTCTTCTGGAAGCCGCGCCACGCCGCCCACGCGCCGTCGGCGTTGGCCTTCAGCTCCGTTACGCGATTGGCTGCGGTCGCGGCCTGTGCGGGGATGCCTTTCTCGGCGGCTTCCTTCGGATCGAACTTCACGTCCCAGCTCTTTGTCACCGGATTCCAAATGCCTTCACGAGTGCTGATCGCCCCCGGCGGTTTTGTTTCGGCAAACCTCGGCGCCCCCTTAAGCGGCTGCTTTGTCGCTGGATCGCGCACTAATTCATCCGTTTCACCATCGCGTAAGAACCCCTCTGCATCTATGTATCTGGTACGTGCTCGCGGCTGCGGCGGCGGCTTCGGACGTCTCCGTTCTTCAGCCCGCGCCTTATACTCGTCGGCTCGCGCTGCGCGCTCTGCTCTCCTGGCCCGCATTTCATCGGGAAAGTCTTTCCATTCCTCTTCCAGCATCCCCGTCCGCGCCGCCCTTGCCCGCCGTTCCGCTTCCTCTTGTTCCTGTTGGCTCCGTCGCTGCTGGTCGGCCACCAGGCGCGGCTCCTGCGTTGTGCGAAACAAGTATTCCCGCCCCGTCGTCGGGCTGATCGTCGTGCCCACGCCGCCAGTCGCCGCGCCGCCCAGGAAGCGCGCCAGCATATTCGGGTCGTTCGGATTGGCGTTGACCGCCTCCGCGCCGCCCGCCAATGTAGCGAGCAGAATGTCCTTCCAATTGCGCTTCACCCCGGCAAAATTGCCCTGTTCGTCGAGTTTTTGTTTCTCCCGGATGAATTGATCGCGGCGAAAAGCCATTGGATCGCTGATTGGCTCGCCTCGATAATCACCCAGGGATGGCTCGAGGACTGGGCGCGGCTTGGCCATCTCCGGCATCACCCGGTCGAAGTCTTCCATTGCCAGCCGCGAGGTCGCAGTCAGGTCAGGCGCTTCGCGCGGAGGAATCGGCTCAGGCAGGCGTTCAGGCGTGAACAGCAATGGCGTCGGACGGGCCGGAGCCGGCAGCGCAGTGGTCTCAGATGGGATAGGAAAAGGCACATCAGGAATGATGCCGCGCATAGCTGGGCGAGTCGGGTACGGCGTCGCTATCTCCGGCTCTGGCACTGGCACTGGCAGCGAACGGGTAGGGGGGATTGGGCCGCGATCAGATTCAGGTGTAATGAATGGGACAATGCCGCGCCGTTTCGCAACCGGATTGACATCCCGCGCGGGCGCAGCTATGCCCTGATCAGCCAGACGCTTTCTTGCTGCTCGAATTAACGCACCAAACATTTTGGTTCCTCTAGGGTTTTGCGGGCGGCGTGGCCTGCGGAGAGGCAGGCTTTTTGACCAGTTGAATCGGCTCAGTATCGAGCGGCGCGGCGTTCCTGAATTCGTATTTGTCCAGGTCTTCGGCTTTCACCCCATGCTTGGCCAGCGATTTCACCAAAGCCGCATTCAGGGCATTCTGCTCGCCTTTGGCCTGCTCTTCGAGCTTGGCCGCCTGCTCGCGCAGCGACCTGAGGTCATTCGCCAGCGTCAGCAGCCGCAATTGAATCAGCCGGAGTTTGTCGGTCTCTTCAGCGGTCAGCCTGACTTGTTCAGGCAAGGCAGCTTCGGGCTTGGCGGGTGCGGCTTTTTCAGTTGTGGGTTTGCCATTTTGCGGCGCTGGTTCCTGCGCCAGCACGATGGTGATAATGAATAGCCAGAAGCCCAATACACCGAGTATCAGGCCAAGCTTAAGGAAGGAGAATTGGTTGTTAGTTTGCATTGATTGTCCCAGGTTACTTATTAATCACGAAGAACCCGACACTGGTCTCTGCCGCACATCCAGCAGTCAGGCTCACAGTGAAGCTACCCGAGGCTGGCACTACACTCTGAATCTGGCAGGTAGCATCATTGGTGCGTTTTACCGCAAAGACGATGGAGTTGGTTGTTACCAGTGAATTGGTCACTACCAATGATGAGGCGGCTGCGGCGAAGTTTATCGTGCCTGAAGGTTTGTTAATGGTTTGCGCCCCGGTCGTGCCGGAGGCGGTATTAGTCGCAGGCCACACCGGGAGAGCGTTTCCGGTGATGCGAAACGATTCCTGCGTCGCGGCACTATTGACGGTGTTGAAAACGATGTCGCTGGTGCGCGTGGCATCTGTCGCATTTGTCCAGACTGCATCCATCGCCGCCGCATCTCGATTGGCCGTCGTTGAACTTTCCAATCTAAACTGAAGCCGCGAGCCAAAACCCGCCGCTGGTGTTCCGGTCGAAGAGTGCTGCACGTCGAGCAGGATGTCGGCGGCGGCGGTTGTGGCGTTGTCAATTGAAATAGCAGGAGCCGAGACCGTGAATATGTGCGCCCCCGTCCACGTCGGCGCAATCGCCTGACTAAGCGCCGGAGCGCCATCCGAGCGCAGGAAGGTCGTGGCCGAGCCGTTGACGGCAGCAAGGCCAATGGTTGCAGTAGGGTTTGCGCCGCTGCCGCCGCCGGTTACGATTGTTGCGACTCGGCCATTTATCGTGAGTGTGCCATTACTGACCTCGATGGTAGTGATGCCATTCCGGCTGGGACTGCCGTCAATCTCTTTGGCGCGGAGCGGCGGCGTAGACTGAGCCAGCACCACGGAGTTCGCGGCGCACAAAAGAATCAGAATAATCAGTGCTTTTTGCATTGGTGATCCTGGTTGGTTAAGGAAATCAGAACCCTGTCACAGGCGAGAAGAAATCGCCAGTGGTTGGCGCTCCTGCCGCTGCTATCGCCGGAAACCGCATCGCTCGCGGCTTGACAAACGCATAGGGATCGGCGTGCAGCCACTGCGCCTCTAACAGGAGCAAAGGGCGGTTATAAAGGTAAATGTACTCACTGTCGTGCCAGGCCCGAAAACCAGTGGTGTTACTGGCCCGGAGAACTATTGCGCTCGCCGCGTCATCAGCCAGTGTGCCAGTGGCGTTGAAGTCCTCGACCCGGGTGGGGACTGCGCCATTAACATATAACTGGTATTCACTCCCGGCAATTCCACCATGATGGGCAGCAACAATGGAATACCAGGTGTTGATGGCAGGCGTAAACCCGACCCGGTTGTAGCCGGTGGTGTAATTACGGCGGAAGTAGAGCGTATCAGGCGCGCCATTGACGATATGCACCCCGGCGAGCTTGATGAACAGGATACTCTGGTCAGTCAATCCCCCGGCATACCTCACCCTCATGGCATGGGACAGGCGAGGCATGGTGTTTACATCGGCGTGGGCCGGGATAGTCACCACCCCACCCGACAAGGCGAACCCGCCTGGCGATGCTACCCGGCTGACGGTCTGACTGAAGGCCAGCGCATAGCGACCGGTTAAATCAGCCCACTGATTGCCCCCGGGAGGGGTTACGAAAGCGTAGAGCAGTCCCTGCGCGAGGGGATGTCCCCAGTTGATTGCATCCCCGGGCTGTGCTTCCAGTTGTGAGCGTCGCTTGTTTCCAATCATACCGATTGACTTAGCACTCCTTGGTATATCTTGGCATGGTTGGCCTCGGTCGCGTCGAGCGCCCCGCCTGTGCGGTTCTCGATGATCAGGCCCCACTTCTCGGGCAGCGTGCCGCCAAAGGCTGCTGCTACGGAGAACGGACCGCCGAGGTAAGTAACCGCAACCGCTACCGCGTTGACGATACCGACCAGTCTTGCGTTGGTAGGCACGGTCAGGGTGATGGCGGCATCAGTCGCGCCCGCGTTCTCAGTACGGGTCGTACCTCCGTCTACTGTGGCGTAGGCGTAGATATAGACCGCGCCGCTGGCAGTCACGCCGCTCGCGCCGGTCTTCACTTTGAGGAAGACCAGGGCGTCGAGGAACAGGTTCGTGGCGTTGTCAACCTCAGTCGCCTGCCTCGCCGCGTTGTTAGCGAGCGATGCTAACGTACAAGTGATCGCCTGGTTGCTGGTTCCGAATTTTTCTTTGATGTCAGCCATAGTGTGTTATCCTTAGCGAGCAATGAAAGATGAGAGCGATGACGACGCCTGTGCGCTCGGATTGGCGACCACCAACCTAATATCCCTTCGCCAGTCCAGTCCCGCGCCAGCGTTGCTTGTTGCCTAATCGCGCCTGGCGGCGCCCCTTAGCGCGCCGGATTCTGTCTCCGATGAAAAACAGTAGTAACAGCCAGGTCCAATCAAGACCAAATCCCTTTATAAATCCCACCACTCGCCACCTATTTGCGCTACTGCTGTAAATACCAGTCATGTAGTCACACTTTAAAGCGGTGATTGTAAGCGTTATCCCGGTTATGTCCGTTCCAAAGATAAATCCTCCTGCGCCGCTCGCCAACGTAATCGTTCTGCCCCCAGTCGGATCCTGGCAGAACTCCCACACCGCCTGCTGGTCGGCCACCGGGCCGATAGGGGCATCGAGCGTTCGGTTGCCGGCCAACGTTGCCTTGAACCTGTTGCCCAGGCTGGCGTCCGTGGCGATGTTCGCAGCGTCAGTCAGCGTAACCGGAGTCGAGGAGGTCGCCTTGTTGAATAGGATCGGCCCGTCGAACTGCGACTTCCCGGCCTTAACCCAGAACGCCAGCGGGGTGGTCAACGTCATATTCGCTCCCGCTGCTGGCGCGTTGACGATGGTGAAGCTGCTCGCGGTTGTGATCGTCTCGGCGGCAGTCGCTGAGTACGTCACGCGGGGCACGCTGATCTCGCTCTGCTCGGTGAATGCGCCACCACCGGAAGTGAATTGCCTGGTCGCGGTCGCGCCGAGGACGATCCCCTGCGCTTCAGTGTCGGCGGCCAGGGCAGTGTCAGCCGGAGTAGTGATCTTGAAATGGAACGGCGAGCCGGAGGAACGGGCGGCAGGCGATATAGTGGTCGCGCCGAATGCCTCTGTCACCACCACATTCGTCGTCCCGCGCTGCACTCGCAGCAAATCGGCGGTCGCGGCGGAATTGCCGCTCACCAACAAGGGAACGTGACCGGCGGCGCTGGCCAGTGCGCGGATCGCGTAGCTGTTCGTGATAGTAGCGTTCGTTCCGGCGGCAGGCGATGAGACATCGAGCGTAATAGCATCGGTCAGGGTGCTGGCGGCGACGAAGCTGTAGGTCGCGCCCTGAATTCGCATCCCCCGCTGCAACGTCAGCGCGCCAGTCGCGTGCTGCACGTCACGAGCGAGATTGATGTTCACGTCAACCGCTTCCGCTGAGGCGGTCAGGCCAGTGTGAGCCGGAGCGGTCAGCGTCCAGACCGTCGGAGTGCCAGAGGCAGCGGCGTCGCTGTTGAAAGTGGCGTAGCCGGGCGAGGTGAGCGACAGCCGCGAAGTCGTATTCGTCATGATGTCGAGCGTGTGAGCGGTCTGACCGCCTAATAGCAATGACGACCCGTCGCTGGTGAAAATGCCCTGGATCACGCTGCTGTTGGAGTCAACCCGAATGCCATTATTGCTGGCGTCGGCCCGGACATGGAGCATCGCCGCCGAGTCGGTGTTGACGCCGATCCCCCCGGTTCCCTTCGGGTTGATTCTGATATTCTCATTCGCCCCGCTGGAAAGCGCCGTCAACGTTACTCCACTGCCAGCCGCATTTCCCGTTACGCTCAAACCCGTCGCCGCGCTGCCTACATTGGCGACGACCCTGAAAGCCGGATTCGTGTTTCCATTCGGCCCCACAGCCAAGGCAGCGGCTGCGGCGCTGCTGACGGTCTGTGCGGCGGTAAACGTTTGGGCGAGATTGGTTCCGGCCAGCGTATAGTCGGCATCCTGCGGCGTCAGGACTCTAATGGTAGCCGTCGTCAGCCCGTCCACCTCGAAGCGGATTTCCTTTGTGCCATCAGTTGAACCTTCAACCAACGACACAGTATCCGTGAACGGCGGCGATGTCCCGCAGCCGGCGCAGGATGTAACGGTCAGCGCCCCCGCCTTGTCCACCTTGAACTTGCTCACCCCGCCGACCTGCAAGTCCATCAACAATGAAGCGGCGGCGCTCGCCGTGTCAGTGATATTGGTCTTGATAGCGGTGAACGTTACGCCCGCGCTGTTCCACGTCTGCGTGGCGTCAAACAGGCGGGTATCCGCCGTCACCGTGCCGCCGGTGACAAACAATTTGTGCGTCGCGTCAGCCGCCCCGCCAATCCCCAGCCGCGCAAACTGCGGCGTCGAGGCGGTCGCTATATCCTGGGGAGTCGAGAGCGTAATTGACCCCGCTCCATTGGTGACGGTGATTTGATTCGCTGTGCCGGTCAATGCCGCGAGGGTATAACCGGAGCCATTGCCGATAAGTAATTGACCGTTCGTTGGCGTTCCGGTCAGACCCGTGCCGCCACTGCCTATCGGCAGCGCGCTTCCCAGGGTGAGCAGCCCTGCTGAATCAAGTGTCAGCTTCGCCGCGCCGCCATAGCTGGCTTTGATCAGGTTGGTGGTGACGCCGGTCGTCGCAGTGTTCGTGGTATCTACCGCTAAGACGTTCAGGGTAGTGGTGGTGTTCGAGACGCCAGTATTGAGTGTGGGCTTGATGAGGACACCGCTGAACGTCCTCGTGTTAGTGTCGTTCTTAGTGAGAGAGAACGTCGCGTCCATCGCCCCGACGGTGTTGTCAGCGTCAGTCAAGATCGTCTTGCCGGTCAACTCCACGCCGGCTGCCGGTGCAGCCTCACCTAATCCCAGGGCGGCGAATTGTGGCGTCGCGGCGGTGTGGATACTCTGCGGCAGGCTCAGCGTCGGGTTGCCCGCGACACCATCGCCGTTCGACACGTTGACCTGGTTAGCCGTACCGGTGATTGTCCGCGCTGCGCCTGTTCCCGCGCCGGTTCTCGCCCACAAGCCGTTAGTCGCGTTGTCACCGAGCGCCGTCAGGTCACTGTCAAGGCGAGCGTTCGCTACTACGCCGGTCGTGATACTCGAACCATTGAGCGCAGTCAGGGATGCGCCGCTTCCGCTGAAGAGTTGCGCCGTCACGGTTCCGGAGTCGGTGACGGTCAGCCGGTCAGCGAAAGCAGTGGCGTCAATCCGGCCCTGGAGCGTCCAGGTAGATGCTCCGGCATTGGTAGTGACATCAACGAAGGTCTTCCAATCTGCGCTATGACCCGCAGTATCGAATGAAGTCCCGGTAAGGATCAGATTGTGAGAGTCGCGGGTTCCCGCCGCGCCTGGCTGGGCAATCGTAATGGTATAAGCATCTGCCGGTGTAGTCCCGACGTTATGGGTATGAGCGCCAGTCCAGGCGAAGGCAGTAGCCTGATTGACGGAGAGGGTGCGATCTGCGCTGAGATCGCCGCCACCGATTATGCCGGTTCCATTGGAGATGGTTCGGCCTGTACCCAGAACAGTTCCGCCTCCGCTCGGAGCCGTCCAAGCGGCGTCAGTGGCATTGCTGCCCAGGTAGGTATTGGCGGCCCCAATCGCCAGGCGCTGCCAGGTCGGAGTCGCGCTCTGACCGGTAATCAGGTCGCCACGCACCACGGTCGCTGCGGTAGAGTCGGTATGGGTGGCGGACAGGATATTATGGCTCGTTCCTCCACACCCGATACATGAGGTAACGGTGATGTTGCCGGCCTTATCGGCCTTGAACTTGCTAACCCCTCCTACCTGCAAATCAATCAATAATGAAGCGGCAGCAGAGGCAGTATCAGTGATGTTCGTCTTGAGGGCGGTGAAGGTGACTCCGGCGCTGTTCCACGTCTGAGTCGCGTCGTACAGATGAGTATCCGCTGTGACTGTACCGCCTGTAACGAATAGCTTGTGGGCAGCATCTGCCGCGCCCCCAACGCCGAGGCGGGCGAACTGCGGCGCGCTGGCTGTGGCGATGTCCTGCGGCGTCGAGAGGACGGGATTTCCGGCTACCCCGTCGCCATTCGAGACATTCACCTGATTAGCCGTGCCAGTGATAGTCCTGGCTGCGCCCGTCCCAGCTCCCGTCCGCGCCCACAAGCCGTTGGTAGCATTGTCGCCAAGCGCGGTTAAGTCGCTATCCAGCCGCGCATTGGCTACTGTCCCGGTCGTTAGGTTTGAGGCATTAAGGGCCGTCAGGGCCGAACCATCCCCGCTGAAGCTTGTGGCGGTCACGGCCCCCCCAGAGGAGACCAGGAATTGTTGCACTCCCCCATAAGCCAACCTGATGAGGTTGGTGGTTAGCCCGGTAACAGCCGTGTTCGTAGTGTCCACGCTGACGATATTCAGCGTGGTGGTAGTGTTCGATGCACCGGTGTTCAGCGTGGGCTTGATGAATACTCCGGCGAATGTCCGCGTGTTGGTGTTGTCTTTGGTGAGGGAGAAAGCAACATCCGCTCCGCCAACTGTATTGTCGGCGTCCGTGCTGATTGTCTTGCCGGTGAGTTCCAGCCCGGCGGCGGGCGCAGCTTCTCCCAGCCCCAACGCCGCAAACTGCGGAGTGGCAGCGGTGTGGATGTTTTGCGGGGTTGAGAGCGTAACGTTGCCGTTCGCCCCGCCATCGGTAATGATAACCTGGTTCGCCGTGCCAGTCAGCACCCGCTCGGCTGAGAGCGTGGCATCCAGCCCCAGCACAACGTAAGAAGCCCCGGTCGGCGCTCCCCCGCCCGCGCCGATGCAATCCACCGTCGCTCCATTCTCCCGGCATTTGAATTTATTGGCGGTTGAGTCGTACCAAACGTCGCCATTCAGGAGCGATGTGGGAGCGCCCGCCTGTGCGCCGATGTTCAGCCCGGCATTCGTGGCGTTCGGATTGAAGGTCTGCCGCGCCCCGTCTGCAAAGTCCAGCGCACCAGTGTCATTGATTGCCAATCGCTCAGTGAAGGCTCCGGCGTCGAGGTTCGACATGATCCGCCACTTCGATCCCCCAGCGTTAGTTAGAGCCTGAGCATAGTGCAGCCAGATAGCCGAATGTCCGACGGTATCGAACGAGGTCGCCTTGACCCTGAACGTATGGCTATCCCGCACCCCGGCGACTCCGGGTTGGGCGATGTCGAGCAGGATGGCGTCGCCGGGCGTTGTGCCGGGATTGAAAGTGTGTAAGCCGGTCCAAGTCGGCAACAGGCTCTGAAGAATGGCGGGCGCGGCATCCGAACGCATCGCTGTTGTTGCCGAACCAGTGATGGCCGTAGTTGTAACGTTGGCCGAAGGCCCAGCGAAACCGCTGAATCCCCCCGGGAGATCAGCAGCTTGAATCGCCGAAGAGACGAAATTAGTCCCATCCCCGCGAAGGTAATTCCCACTGGCAGCCAGACTGTTCACCTGGAAACCGGTAGTCGCGTTGGCTACACCGCCGGAAGTTACGATGAATTGCACCACGCCTCCGTAGCGGAGGTGAAGAAGATTCGTCGTTACCCCGGTGGTCACGGTATTGGCAGTATCGACTGCGAGGACATTGAGCGTGGTATTGGCGTTGCTGGCCCCGGCGTTGATTGTAGGCTTGATGAACTCGCCGAAGTAGGTTCGGGTGAGGGCATCGTTCTTGGTTAAGCTGAATAGCGTGCTGAGACCGGCGATGCTGTTGTTGGCTTCAGTGTCAATGGTTTTACCAAGCAGGTCTATTCCGGCTTCGGCGGGCGCGGTAGTCCCTGCTCCCAGGCGTCCGACCTGGAAAGCAGCCGAAGTGTGCAGGTCTTGCGGCGCGCCGACCGTGATGTTCCCATTCGCCCCGCCGTCAGTCAGTATGATCTGATTCGCCGTGCCGGTCAGGACTCTCTCAGCGGTCAATCCAGCGTCGAGCGCCAGCGTTACGTATTGCGCGCCGGTCGGCGCGCCGCCGCCCGCACCCGACAGGTCGCGCCACGCCCCGTTCAGGTAAGCCCACGCCTTGTACTGTCCATTAATGGTATCGGATTCCAGGACAAAGGCATTTGCGCTGTCATAAGTCGTGGGCACGCCTGTCGGGGTGTCGCTCGTGCGCGGCAGATAGACAAAACCATCTGTCGCAGTGGTCGCCAGCGCATCTTTGGCGAAAACCGAATTGAGCTTGCCGCCCGACGGGGCGAACCGCGCCTCAGTCGAGCCGACCAGGTTCAGCCGCAGCAAATCGCCGGTCGCCGAAGTCGTGTGATCTATGACCTGGCCGATGTGGGCGGCGTTGTTCGGCTTGATTCGCAGGCCGACCGAGCGGGTCAGCGTGGCGTTCGTTCCGGCGGTGGGAGTCTCAATCTCGACGTTGATTGCGTCAGTCACGGTGGACGCCGCGACGAAGCCGAGCGTCCGGCCCCGGAAGCGCACGTCGCGGTTGAGCGTGATCGCGCCGGTCGCGTACTGTTTTGTGCCCGATAAATCGAAGAGCAGGTCGGTGTCTTCCGCGCCCGCCGCCAGGGTAGTGTGGGCGCCGCCCGTGACAGTGAGGGCGACCGGAGAGCCGGAGGCCGCTGCTGCCTGGGTCAGCGTAATCGCCGAGGTCGAAGGCTGCGCCAGGATCGAATCGCCGGTGGCCGTAGCCGAGGTGAATTTGGGGATTTGATTCGTCGTGCCGGAGCCGGAGATGCTGCCGAAATTCGTATAAGCGCCGCTATTGGCCGAGAATTGCCACGCCTGCGTCGAGGCGTTGTAGGTAATCCGGCCCCGATTGGCCGGGGCGACGGCGGCAGATTGCCCGGCGGCCTGCTCGACGTAGGCGTCGCTGGCTGCGCCGATCAGGGTCAGGCTGGTCGGATCAATCGCCCCACCGACAGTCAGCTTGCCGGTCACGTTGGCGTTGCCGGTGATCGTCACCGTCGAGCCGGACTCGCTCACCAGCGAATCGCCGATGGCCGTTGCGCTGGTGAACTTGGGCAGCTTGCCCGCCGTGCCGGAGCCGGTGATGCCGCTGGCGGAAGTCGCCATATTCGAGACCACACGCCAATCTCCCGCGCCGCTCTCGTTCGGAACCAGGATCACGGCCTGCCCGGTGACGTTCAGCACAAACGTCGAGCCGTTGACCGTGCCGCCGCTACCTGCCGCCAGAGTAATATTGTTGGTTCCGGCTGCTGCAATGTCCTTGATGATCAACTGCTCGCCGACCCGGTAAAGCCCCGGCCAGGGCAGCGTAATCGTGCAGGGCGCGGCGCAACTCGATTCGACGTAGCGCAGTCCCGTCCGGGCATAAGTCGAAGTGGACGTGACGGTGACGCGGGCGAAGCCGCCATCCGAGCGTCCGAGCGGCGTGACCCGCGTGTTGGTCGTGTCGTAATAAGTAGTGACGCGCGCCGCCGAGCCGCCAGTCAGCACGCGCGGGCCCAGTCCCTCAGCTACCAGCGGCGGCTGGTCGTTCGAGTGGATAGCTGAGGCGTTCGCGTAAGAGGATTCAGGCCCGTCGAAGATGCTCGTCTCATCTATCGTGCCGCGCGAGAAATAGGCCGGGAATGAAGCCGAATCCACGTCGTAATCCGCCACCCGCTTGCCCGAGGTAGCTCCTCCTGACGGATAGAATGTGCAGCCCGTGCAGGAGAAATTCGAGTTGCGATAGGCTTGAATTCCGGTCAGCGTCCAGTTCTCGACGTTGCACTGGTAGCAATACACCGCAGCGGCCTGATCGGTCGTATCGCCGTCTACGCCGTTCTTTTTACCTATCGCCATCCAGCGGGTATTGGCCACCGAGCCGTCAATCCCGTTGCAGCTCTCGCAGTAGACATCGCCGCCCTTGACCCGGTAGCCCGCGAGCAGCGTGCCGCCCGCCGCGTGCACATAGATGTCGCGCAGGTAAATGCCGGGATGGTCGTTGGCGTCAATCAGGATCGGGTAATTGACGTTCCCGCTGAAATCCATCTTCTCGAAGGCCGATGAGAAGGCTTTGGTAATATAGAGGCCATAGCTGCCGGTGTCGGTAATAGACACGTCAGAGACGAAGAAGCCGGAGTAATCAGCCGTGCCTTGCAGCGACAATCCAATCTGACTCGCGCCGGTCGCATTGCCGTCAATCGTCAAGCGCCGAATCGAGGAATCGGAAGCTGTCGCGGTGACGCCGATAATGCTGGCATTCGACGTGGACGTGATGATCGTCTTGGCCCGCCCATCGCCCACCAGATGGGTGTTGCCCGCCATCGTCAGGCCCGTCACCAGGTACGTGCCCGCCGAGACATAACATTCCTTGCCGCCTGCCGCGGCCGCCGCTGTGATGCAATTTTGAATTGCCGTCGTGTCGTTCGTTGTCCCATTACCCACCGCGCCGTAATCCAGTCGGGCGTTGAGCGCCTGCCGGATGTTCGAGGTCGGGAAAGCCGTGTTCCAGGAAAGCGTGCCGGCGCCGTCGTTGGTCAATGCGCCCGAAGCATTCGAGGCCGGCCAGGTGTAATTCAAGCTGCGGATCGAGGCGCTACCATCGCTGCGCACGCGGAAGAGCGCCGAGCCGGTCGAATCCGTCGCCCGCAGGAAATCGCCGGTCTGCGAGGCGATTCCCTTGAGCGTCAACATATTGGTATTGACCGCGCGGGTTGCTGAACCCGACAGGATAATCTGGTCGGTATCTATCCGCAGGCGCGAGAGAGCCTGCGTGGTAAAAATGTGGATATTGTCTTGGAAGACGTACTCAGGATTGCCGGGGTCGGTGGCTATGTCACGGAAGAGGTCAGTGGCGGTCGCCAGGGTATTCGAGGCCGAGAACAGCGCGAGATAATTGGTGCTGCCGGAACCGGTGAGCTTGTTGTTGAAGGTCGTCCAGTCGGCGGATGAGAGCGCGCCCCGGACAGTCGCGGACGCGGTCGGGAAATTGAAGGTGTGGGTCGTGCCGGACGATGAGATATTGAAGTCGGAACCGCTCGTGCCCGGCGCGAAGGTCTGAGTTGCGCCGGTCAAGCCATTGAGCGAGGTAATCCCGCCGCCCCCGCCGCCTCCGCCCGTTACGATGGTGACGACGCCGCTGCCGTTGTCGGTCAGGGTGCCGTTGCTGACCTGCAAGGTATTGACGCCCGTGATCAGCGGCGAACCGTCCAGCTCCTTGATGACGCTGAGGTATTTTACATCAGACTGCGAGCGAGTGTAGGCGTTGACGTCCTGGGCGATGACCGCCGTCGAGTTGTACGCGCACAGATCAGGCCAGTTGGTCGCCGATGGAATGGCGGGCACAGCAAAGGAAGAAAAGCAGTCGTAGAACGAGATGCGCGAGCCGCTGTCCCGATAGAACGCGGCGATATATCGCGCCTGCTGATTGGTCGGGCTGTCAACCGTCGCGTCCAGCGCAAGCTGGGGGATGAAAAGCGTCTCAATGCCCGACACGTTCAGGATGGACGCGGCGACTCGCCGATACCACGCGCCCGAATCCGGCGCGCCGGTCTGCACGATGCAGGTCGTGGTCGAGCCGGAGCAGACGCCGAGCGGACGGAACGGCCCGGCGGCGGGATCAACGTACAACCTCAGCTCCACCCACTTGCGCCAGATGGCTGTCACGCTTGCGCTGGTTGCGCCCGTGTAAACGCCGGTCAGCGTGGCGCTTGACACGCTGGTAACATAGGCGACGGTGTAATTTATCCCGTTCAGCGTGATGGTAAAGCCGCCCTTGCCTACCCAATTCGAGCGAAAGGCCGCCGCGCTCGTGATCGTCGCACTGTTGTTCGTGGCCGAGACCGTCAGCGTGACATCATTGCCGATGTTCTGCGCGCTGAAATTCGGGATTTGCGACGCGGAGATCGTGACTTCGGTGGCCGATGCTCTAACCGTCAAAGCGCAGAGTAGCGCACAAAGAAGGAATAGCTTTTTCATTGAATCAACAAGTACGCAGGGAAACTTAGGCTGCGATTTCCTCCGGGAATACCAGCCTCGCCGCATCTATGGAGAGCAACGTCGGTTCAGGCACGCGCGCCAGATTGATGCTGGCGACCTGCACGAGCAAAGCTGGCAGTTGCTGTTGCCCATTGACACCGGCATTCAATGGAGTCGTCTGAAACGCCACCCCGGATTCCCAATAGCCTTCCGTAATGCCCTGCTCACGCAAAAGCAGTTCGGTGATCTCGGTCAGGCTAAATGAGTAGCGGTTGATCTCAGGCACGATCAGCGTTTCCCTTTCCGCCACTCGCTCGGCGAAATCGGCTTTTCCGATACCCACAGCCCCAGTTTCCTCAGCTTCGCATTTCCCTGCGCTTGCGCATAGTCGGCTTTCTCATTAGCCGTGAGCGTGCGTCCGTACTGCGGATAGTTCCAGGCCCAGCCGCTGGCCGCCTGCTGCAACCCCACATCCAGCCGCTTGCCTGATGCGTCATCCAGAAAAACCCGCACGGTGTGACGCCGCCAGATTGAATCATAGCCGCGCAACTCAATCGTCACGTGCTTGCCCAGCACCAGCGTCCGCAGCGCATCGCGGGATTCGATAGCGTAGGGCTGATGGCCGCGAATTTCCGGGGCGTCTATCCCGACGATTCTCAGATTGCGGCGTCCAAAAGTGCGGCCAACCTTGATCTGGCATCCTATATTGTCGCCATCATAAACACTGTTCACCGTGCAGGTGACGGTCTTGAATTTGGCTTGCGCCCAGCCGGTCCCGGCGCAGAACAGCCATAGACAGAAAGTCAGCAGCGCGATCTGCCCGGGCTTCACCCAATCGGCGAGCCTGGAATCACCGCCTGCCTCATCAACCACTTCCGGCATATACGCCTCTTCCGGTATATCGAATGCGGCGATCATGGCTGCCCGGTCGCCCTGCTTCAGCCCGCATTCAGGCAGGTCTTCAAGCAGCGTCACTGTATCGGGTTCTTGCATAATTCCCTCATCGAGTTAGTTGCTGCAATGTCACCGTCACGGTTCCGCCGGTGACGTTCGTCGTTACCCGCGCCCGCGCGAAGCGGAACGGGCCGGGGAACGTGCCGGACTGCATGCTGTTCGCCCCCGGCGCGGCGGTGAAGTTCAGCCGGTCAATCTCCGCCCACGTGCCAGCATAAGCGGACGTGTCAGCGACCTCGATCACTACTTCGCCCGCCGTGACGCCGGTTGACCAGATGACTGAATAACCCAACTGCGCGGCCTGATTGACCGCCTGCATCGAGCCGGTTCCGGTGGTCGCAGCATTCAGGGATGTGAAGACGCCCCCGCCCTGCTGTGATTGAACGGACGGCGCAAGATGGTCGAGCGAGTGAATCGCCAGCGCGAGCAGGAGCGCGCAGCCGGCGGCTTGCCAGAAACGTAATTTATTGGTGTTCATGATTGTCACCCTCAAGATTAACGAATCGTTGGCGCCAGTTCGCGCGGCGCTCTTCGAGGTTTAGCAGGTCGCCCAGCCCATAGACCCAATCGTTGATCTTCGGGCACATCACCCGTCGGCCAGCGCCGGGCTGCAAGCACTTCGTGCAGAGCGGCCAGTAGTCGGCGTTGGCGCCCATATCCCGACCGAAATACCGGGCGACGTTTTGCGGGACACCGAGCAGGCTGCTGGCTTCCCACACGTCATCTTCCGTCCAATCTTTCAGCGGATAGACGAAGCGAACGCCGTGGCGCTCGACGGCGAAATCAGCCAGCGGGATTGGCCCGTGAAGCGGGTCAACATCGTCGCTCCGATGGCCGATGAACAGGCAATCGAAATAGCGGCTGGCTGTCTGGCGCGGCGCAGTCAGCTTTTCAATTGCGCAGAGAGCGTTGACGTCCGGTTCGTACCCCGGCTCGGCTTCCAGCGGAAAATAGATCACGACGTTGGGAGCCAACTGATATACCTCAATTAACTCAACCTGGTCGCCTTTCGCCACCACGTCACGGAAGCCTGGTTGCACGTCCACCAGGTTGAATTTCCAGTCCGCAATGAGCGCATCGGCAAAGGCGTGCTTGGTCGGATGGTCGAATCCGCGAAAGTAGGCGACGGGAACGTCTGGTTGAACGCCCAGTGTCAAACGTAACAACACCTGAGAATCCCGGCCTCCGCTCCACAGGACGAGCGGCGCACGAGCAGACCGCAGCGCTGCAGTAATCAATTGTTGCGCGTCATTAAGTCTCTGCGTCATGCCGCAATCCCAACCGACGTGGCGGCGCTAATCAGCGAGCCCCCCCAGCCGGGTTTTTGCTGAATTTGCGTGTTGTAGCCAGATTGTTTACGTTTGGCTGTCAGGTCGGCCAGCGACTGCAATTGCGCCATCCGCAACCTCTGCGCCTCGGTATTGCCCTGCGCCAGCGCCAGCGCCTTCGATGCCATCAGGTCTTCGCGCCCCAGGCCCATCAGCCGATTGCGTGCGACCTGGGATGGAATCCCAGAGTAATTGGCGTACTGATCGGCCAGGTCGCGCTCGGCGCTGGCGTACTGCGCCTGCACCGCAGGTTCGAGCAGTTGCGTGCCGGGACGATAGGCGCGGAACGCCTCGATGTCCGGCGTTTCGAGCACCTCCGATAGATTCTCAAACGGCGATTTGATCGCTTCAGTGGACGGCTTAAAGCCCATACAGGTAGTCAGCTAAATTGTGTTCAAAACGATTGGGAGCGACTTCCCGCCAACTCATCAATCGAGCCAATTTGCGCACCGGCGCGCGCCGGTGGTCGTCGGGAAACGTCGCCGTTAACTGCCAGAAGCCTAAATCCTCAAAATAGCTCCGTTGCAGTTCCGCCAGCATCCTGATGATCGGGCGGACGCGGGGATGCCGCGGCGTGATCAGGATGAACTCGCAGGAGCCTTTCGCTTTCAGCGTCAGGCCGGGAAACGCCAGCAACCGACCGTCGTCCTCAATGGCGAAGGCTATCGAATCGTCCTGGGCGCAGAACTCGGCCAGGGAGCCGAGTTTTAATATCTCGCCGTATAGCTCCGGCTGCCCCACCATCCATTGCCACGCCTGGGCGAATACGGCTTCATCTGCCGGAAGGAATAAGCGTCGCAATCGGATCACTGGACGAAGCCATCCCGCAACGCCACGTCCAAATCCAATCCCTCGAACAATCGGAAGTTGGCCGGCGCAGAGAAGTCCACCCGGAAAGCAATCGAATGGAAATGCCGGTTCAGCTTCCAGACGGGAAAGTGTTTTGCTACCAAGCTCAGATTGGAGAGCGTGCGACTTGATGGCGACGGATACGGGACGAGCGGCGCGACCAGTCCCGGAATCAGGTGGTAATAATCCAGGTCGTAATAGAGATTGATCGTCCCGGCGTAGAGTCCGCTCAGCTTGACCCGCCGGATGAGCTTGGTGAATTCCGCCCCGCCGAAATCATCAAAGCCGACGGCTACATAACCGCTCAGACTCGTGCCGCCCCGGTCCCACTCATAAGCCTTGCCGTCGGTGGTGACGAAATACAGCCGTTCATTGACCGTGGCGACTCCGCAAACCGTGAAGTCGGCGGTTGCGCCGTCGCCGAGCAGCACCGGAGTATTCCAGTTCCCCGTCCTGACGTTGAACGACCAGGCTTTCGTTTGCCACTTGCCGCCAGCGGCCAGGACTGCATTGGCCTGGAAGATCACCACCCAACTGTTTTTCGGATCGAAGGCGACGAAGGCGCGGGCGTTGTCAATATTGGCCAGGTCGGGCCAGACCGGAAGCGAGAAATCGCTTTCGATATTGCGTCCATCCGTCGTGCGAATGAAGTTGTCGCCGGCCAGCCCGTAGAAATAATCGTACGCAACGCAGCCTGAATACTGATGCAGGAAGCCGGCCAGCCCGAACGGGATGGTAATCAGCGGCGAGACAGCCGAATCGGTGAAGCGCCCGACGTTCAGGTAATTGGCCGAGGTGAAATAACAGACTGCATCAGTTGTGCGGACGCCGACCTTGCCGATATGCACGCCGTTGATCTCCTCGGCGGGCGTGATGAAGGTGTAGGCGACCGGCGAGAAGGCTTCCGGGTTGTTGTGCTTGCTGACCGCAATCCCCGGCCCCGGAGCCTGCGGATTGCCGGAGCCATCCGGCGCATCGCCCCAACTGCAAAACAGCAGGAAGTCGCCGGCGGATTTGACGTAGAGCGCGGGCGGCGGCGGAAAGTTGTCGTCCACGTACCGCTCGCCCAATTCCCCGTCGTACCATTCCACCGTATGCGGGCCGACGGTCGGGTATTCGCCGAGCAGGAACCAGGCGGTTCCGGCCAGCGAGTCGCTGTTCAGGCTGACCCACAAGTAGGCGGAGGTCTGACCTTCCGAGGCGTCGAAAGCCGCAAACGTGACCTGGAACCGCTGCCCCGCCGCCAGCGTGACCTTAACCGGCGTCGAGGCCAAGCCGTGGCCGGGGAAGCCGGTGCGCTTCTTCGAAGCGCGGAAAGTGTAATCGTGCGCCTGCATCCCCTTCGTTCCGCCCGCCACCGCCACCACCGTTGGCGCGGTTGGCCGGGTGAAGCCGACCGGACGCACATCGTAAGTCCCGCCCGGTATCGGATAGGCGACCTGCGGCGACGAGGTTGCGGTCAGGGATGCGCTCAGTGGCGAAGCGTTGATCCTTAAGACGCCGCGCCCGACCGCGAAGATCGCCTCTTCGCGGTAACGAACCGCATTGCCGGCCTGGAGCGACAGCCGTTCCGGCTGTGTCCGGGTGACGGGATGCAGGTTTGGGACGAGCTTGACCGCCAATCCCGCTGCGCTGGACGAGGGGCGGGGCAAGACGACGATGCTGGTATTGCTGACGATCTTGACGACCAGGAACAACTCACGGTCAATCAGGATATGCTGGTACGGAACCATGTCCGTCAGCGCGGTCGCGCCGCCCGAAAACGTCACGGTGTCGGTCGTGGTCGCGGTCGTAGCTGTATATCCGAGCGTGGTTGGCGTGTTCGTCTCCGACAGGTCTGACCAGCCGCCGAAGACCCGCGAGTAGCCCGCTGCCTCGAAAATCGCGTTCTGCCCGGCGATGCAGGTTCCAGGCAGCGCCACCGTCAACGGCTGATTCGGGTAGTAACGGTCAATTACCCAGCGTTTCGGCGATAGTGATCTCAGTGACATCAGGCGGCAGCGATCTGGTGCGCGGGTAGCAAGCCAGCCAGGACGCTCACGGCGTCAGCTTCCAATTCAACCGGCAGGTCGGTCAGGGTATTGAGCGGAATGAACGGCGCAATGATTGTGACCGGTCCCGGCGTCCCGACCTTCCCGGCGGCGACGTTCTCAATCCCGCGCTGGCGGGTCACGAGGTTGTTGTCCCTGACGGCAAAGTAGCCGAAATCGGGATTGAGCCGGCGGTCGAGGTCTTGCCAGGCTCGCTTGAAGACGTAGGGGCTCACCTGGTCAACGTCGTCGGCGTCATAAAATGTCGCCCAACATAGACCGTCGGTCAGGACGTTCGCCAGGGCGCCCAGGGCAATCACCCCATTCGTGACCGGGACGGCGCTGTAGGTTTTGGTGAGCCGGGGGCGCAGCATCGCGTTGGCAGCGTTTTGGCGCGCCAGCCGTTGCAGCGCGTTCGGGACGAGCAAATGCGCATTGTCCTCGTAAATGCGGGATTCGGTCGGCGACAGACCGCCGCGCGCCATGCGAGCCGCGCGTAATACATATTGATCACGGGTCATTTTTTAGGCCGCCGGCCGAGCCGGAAAATCGGAGGCGGTGGCGTTCAGGCCGCGCTCGCGCAGCGCCGTGTAATAAGCTTGCAGGAAAGCCGCGCCTTCCGAGATGAAGCTGCCAGCCTTCATACACAGCCGCCCGGCTGCGCCGTCAGCCGCCACCACGCCGAATTCATCGGGCAACGGCGACAGGTCGGTCGCCGCATCGAAGAGGCTGTCCAACTCGCTATAGGTCGTGTAGGGGCGGTCATATTTGAAATACTCGACCGTCGCATTGCCGCTCAACGTGTGGTAGAGAATAGTCCCGTCCGTGGCGTAGAAATAGAAATTCAGGCCGTCGAGCAGGCCTCCGGATTGCTGCCCGCGAACGTCGAAAATATCGGAAGCCGAGCGTTCGACCAGCGAGCGCCCCGTCACCGCGTCATAGACCGCGCCATAAGGCCCCATGGCCGACGGCAGTTGCCCGCCGTGCGCGACGGTAGTCGTCAGGCGGTACTGCTGGCGGCGCGGATCGCCCTCGGTCTTGCAGATGAAGCCGACGATCTCGATGCAGGTGTCAACGATGGCCGTGCGGACAGCCGAGCGGTTGAACGCGCCGTCGTCCATCTCGTTGTTCGTCTTCGGAATGACGCGGTAATTCGTCTCGCCGGTCGGCTCGTCGTCGGCCTTGAGCGCGGCGAGCCGGGAAGCGACCTCGCTTTCAATAAACACAAAAGGAGTACTCATTGCCCGCTACCAATCAAGTCCATCCCCGACCCAATCGCCATAGCCATTCGGCTCGCCCGTGCCAGCCTGGAAAGCCGTCGTAATGTAATCCTCGAACGCCCGCCGGAATTCCGCTTCCTGCTTGAGCAGTCCGTCTTCGATCTGTGCCTGATATGCCTGCATCGCTTTCATCGCGTCCAGCGGATTGACACCCGCCGCCTCCGTCCCCAGCAGCCGCGACCACCAGCAGTACCGCAGGCAGGCGATGGCCGCGCTGATCCTGAGGTAACGATGGAACGGCGAATTGACCGGCAGGGTGTCGCCCAGGCGCGGCTCCGGGATTTCGCCGGTCTCGAACCAGATGCGGTAACGCGCATTGCCGTTCGGGATCGGAACCAGTTCCAGCTTCGGCTGGTTGTATTCCCAATAAGGAATGGCCGCGACTGCGGTATGGGCGGCTCCGCCTGCCCGCGCCCGCGTCTCGCCGCGCCATAACTGATCCACGTCCTGCCGGTTGGTCATGTCCAGCTTGCGGGTCGCATGAAATGAGTTGTTCGGGTCAATCGTGTGCACGCGGACAGGCTTGCCGTACTCTGGCCCGCCCAGGCTGTAAGACGGCTGGCCGGGCTGGGTCGTGATGTCATAAGACCGCAGCGACCAGCCCGCGCCGGTATTCTGCTGCTCGCTGTGGCGCAGTTGGGCCACATCCCCGGCCTTCTGCAAGATTAAATCCATCCCTGGCGCGTGCGCGTCGGGCTGGTCGAGGTCGAGTCTGACCTCGGCGATGAGGCGGTCGTAGTCGAGCATTGTCGGGCTTACCGGGCTACTGGCGCCTGGTAGTCAGGCGAGAGTTTTAATTTACGCTTGGGAGCGGCAGTGGCGGTCTCTCCGTTTTTATCACCCTCGCCGTCAGCCGCACCATTGCCGTTACCCCCGATGCGATCCAGCGCCCCGACCATCGAGCGGAATAACTCCATCATCTGGGCTTCGCGCTGCGCAGCCTGCTGCTCGCGTTCTTCCATCTTTCTGAGGATTTCCTCGGTGGCGCGGGATTGGCTGACGATGGCGGCGGTCTGGTTGTTGACCACTTCCTGCATCTGCTCTTCGAGCGGCTTGAGACCGGCGAATTCGAGCATCCGGCGGTCTCGCACCGAGTACCGCTTCGGCACATCCGACGTGATGTCCTTGATTTGCGCGTGCCGCTGGGTCATCTGTTGCTGGCAATACTGGTCGCATCGCTCGATGGCGGCCAAAACCTGCCGGGCGATCTCCGCCACCATCCGGCCCCCAGGCGACGAATCAGCCGCCAGCAGGACCTCGCCCAGCCGCGTCCGGTAGCCGCCAGCAGTCAGCGTGCGGTTGATGGTCTGCGGGATGCTGCCGAAAAGCTTCTCGTTGATCTGCGCCGCCTTGAACTGCGCGGCGGGCATCCCGGCCAGGGATGGAATCTCCATCAGCCCTTCCGCCCCGAACCGCTGGAAAAGGCCGGTGGCAATCGGGCCGGGCGCATCGAGATAGGTCGCTACGTCCAGCGGATCATCGCCGGTCTTGCGCAGGATGCGGCTGGTATCGCCGCCCAACACGTAAGTCAGGCAATTGCGCTCCGGGGCCTGGATCGAGGTGATCACGCCCGCCTCGACCGAGCCGCCCGGAATCTGCGGACACGACACGCTCATAAACGGCGTGAAAACATAGCGGGTCTTGTGCTCGTCTAGCCACTGGATGTGGCGCTCTTCGACCTGACGCAGATTATCGGCGTCGGCCTGGGTTGCTGTTGCTGTCATAAAATCCTTAATTGTTGCAGATAGGCAGGGAGACGTGTCCCTTGACGCGCGGCCCATAATCCCACCAATGCCGCAGGGTATTCAACTCGTGGCGGCGGATATACTCCCGCTCGGTTGCCGCGCGGTTCTGCTGCTTCATCCAACCCGCCAGCCATTGGTAATAGCCCAGCATTTTGTCCGCTTCCGTGCTCGGCGCGTCAGGCCGGGAGACTCCCGCCTGTTGGCGCTCGGCCAATCCCTGCCGCACGGTATCGAGGTCAAACTGATCAGGCTCGCGGTAGCGTCCCCAACACTTACGTCCGAGGCGGACGGCTTCCAAGCAGCAAATTCGCCAACCTCCCTCGCCTATAACCTGCGAATGTTCGAGGATGGGAGTGGCGGTCACGTAAATCCCGCCCACCGTCCGGGCTTCCGCGTAAGTGTCGCCGTCGGGGTCAGCGCCAGCCTTTTCCTCTAGCGGATTAAGATGGAGACGGGGGACGTACGCTTCAATGAAGTAGCGCGGCACGCCGATCCAATCGTAACGCGGCTCGATCAAGCCCGTGGACGGGCTGATCACGTCACGCCTGACCCGCCTGTGGGCGTAACGCGGGCGATAGAGCTTCTGGTATCTGTCCCAGGTTTCCGTCGTCCGCAGGTCCTGCCCCCAGACCAGTCGCAGGCGCGGAGTTCCGTCCGCCTCGAGGCCGACGATGGAGTCGAGCGATGCCTGGAACCGCGCGAACTCCACCGCCGCCATCGGCGAGGCGACATTCTCCGTCCAGTCGGTCGCGTCGAGGCCGGTCACTTTATTGGCCCTGCCGCGTCCAGAAGTTGCAGCGAACGGTGATGGCCGACAGGTCGGTCGCCGCCGTCACTTCGCCGAATGCGCCGCCGGCATCCTGAAAGAACGCCATCAGCTTGTTGTTGGTCGTATCCCAGATGAGCGAATACCCGCCAGCCACGCCCGCCGGGGAGCCGATAGGCTCGACGCCCACAATCGAGCGCGCGCCGAACCTCTGCGCCGAGATAGCGTAGCCGCCGGTCGGGTAGGAGTTGTCGAGCAAGACATCGGCGGGATAGACGCGGTGTTTACCGAGCACGTCGCCGCCCTGCTTGAGCTTGGTCACTGTTGCAGCCATAAAAAGCCTCCAGGGAAAATGGCGGAGCAACGAAGCTTCGCTGCTCCGCTGCTCCGCTGTCAATCGTCACGGACTAACTCGTGCCCAGGTAGTTGAACAGGGTGGCGGCGTTGCTGACATCGAAATTCCGCAGCACCAGGTGCTGGTTCGGATGATCGATGGTCCAGTTATCCGCACAACCGTAGTTCACGTAGAACTCGCCCTTGCCGCGCTGGTTCGTGCCCTGCTTCTGGGTAAACATCGGCTGGCCCGGCAAGCGGAACGGCCCGGTGTCGCGCTGCACCACGTGCACCATGTCGCTCAGGTCGACCCCGTACATCGCATCCGGGTCGGCCTGCGGAAACGGCTCGAAAACCGAATCCTCATAGCGCGCATTCTTGAAGGCCGTGTTGTAGGTGTCGTCCTTCGAGGCGAAGCGGAACATGTTCCAGCCCGGCGTCTTGTAGATCGAGATGAGCGATGGCGAGGCGAACAGCTTGAATGTCGGATTGACGCCCGTGCCATTGCGCAGCGCCGATTTTTGCAGCGCCCGCTCGATGTAGTAGTTGCTGATTTCGTTCTGGCCGGCGTCCACGTAGGGCGTCTGGTAGCGATCCTGGTTCGTCACCAGCGTCCCTTCCCAGTAGCCCGTCTTGCCGCCGGCGATGAGGTAGGCCAGGCCGTGCGGGAACTGCCGCCAGGAACTGCCAGGGACGAGGTACGCGCCGGTGGCCGGCGCGCTGCCCAGGGCCGCCGTCAGTGTGACCTGGTTGTTCGTCCAGTCCACTCCGCCTTCGGCGACCAGGATGGCGGAAGCCGAGAGCACGTCCGCCGACGTGTAGAGGTCGTAGGGCACGCCGGGGCGCAGTTGCGAGACGCCGTAGGCCCGGGCGTGCGTCCCGTTCGGCGTGGTTTGCAGGTTGAGCACCGTGGTAGTCGAGCCGCTGGTGAGCGTGCCGAGCTTGCCGGAACCGTCTCCGGCGAAGTGGAATTCCTGTCGCTGGGCAAAACCCTTCATCAGCAATTCCAACTCCTCGGCGATGGTCTGCAATGTCCCGTCCAGCCCCTGCTGGTAATCGTCGTAAGTGCCCTGCGCGATTTCATAAGTGACGGCCTGCGTGACCGCAAAGGTCTTGAGCCGCGACCGGACGTAGGCGACGCCTTGCGGATAGTCCATATTGGAAGCGCCCGCCTTGATGGTCGTGCGGACTTCCGACAGCACCGCCTTCTCGCGGCCTTTCTGGTTGACTCGCTGGGTCTTGGCCACCGCCCTGACCTTCTTGGTGACGGGGGCGTTGAGGTCTTCGATGTTGGCGACGTTGCGGTCGAGATACGCCTGCAAAACAGCGTCCACCGCAGTCGTAGAGATGTCTTGAACAGCCATAATGATTGCTCCTTATAAATGCGGAATCAGTCGGGAAATAAAGCCGGGCGTTGCGAGCAACGCCCGGTGAAAGAAAAAGGAGAGTGATGAAGAAATAAGTCTTAGCCCGCGCCCACGCCGAACTCGCGCATAATATCGTTGATAGTGGTGGCGACCCGCTCGCTCGGCGGTTGGCCGGGCGGGAATTGGGGCTGTCTGGCCGGCGGGGGCGCGGCGGGCACTTTCGGCCCGGAAGCGCCATTCTGCGGCGGCGGCGGGGGCGCAGTCGGCTTGCGGCGCGGCGGGGTGGCGGCGGCAGCCCTCCGCCAAGCCGCGTCAAAGAGTTTCTTGTATTGACCCTGCCCGCCGTTGATCTGCAGCGGATTGCCGTCCTTGAACCGGTGATAGAGCGCGTCCGTCACCTTGCGCGCCTCGCTCTTCTCGTCCCAGAAGGCGTTTTGCAGGTCAATATAGGCGAGCGCCGCAATCCCGGCGGCTTCGAGCGGCGAAAGCCCCAGACCTTCGCCTTTCTGCTGGTATTCCTGGAAAACGCTCATCTGGTAATCGCCGAGCTGCCTGGTCGCCTTCCATTCCGTCTCGGCGGCGCGCTGCTGCTCGGATTGCGCCCGGGCGGTCTCCGCCTGCTGCTGGCTGTCGAAAATGAACTGCTTGTCCCGCAGGTCTTCCACTACGACCTCCAAGGGGGCCAGCCGCATATCCTCGCGCTTGGCCGGACTGAGCCGGCGGTAGGTATCGTGTAATTCAGCCGGGATATTCTGTTGCAGCCATTCCTGCTCGGCTGTGGCGTCCACCGGCGGCGTGTAGCCACCCATCTTCGCCACCGTTTGGTAAGCGTCGTAATGACGCGGATCGAGGCCGAGCCGGTGGAGCAGATAATCGCGGTTGTATTGAATCTGGCCGTCGGCGTTCGGATCGTTCAGGATGGCCACAATCAGATCGTCGTAGATCGTGCCCTCGACCCGACGCACCCCATCAAGAAAGCGACCCAGATAGGTAGCGCCCGGCGGCACGTTCTCTTCGTCCTCAATCGGCAGCGCGCCCCGCAACAGGTCGCCCGCCAATTGAGTGACACCCGGCAGGTTGCCGCGCCCGCCGGCATACTCAATCGCCTGCTCGATCTGTTGCAGCGTCTGCGCCTGCCCGACGGTAGTCTTGAGCGCGTCGTGCACTTGCTGCCAGTATTCCTGTGACTTGCCCGGATCGGCCAAAGCCGAAGCGAACGCATCATCGGAGAGCAGCGCAGCGTAAGGGTCGGCGGCGTCCTGTTCGGCCAGCAGCTTCTCCCACCAGTCATCAGCCAGAGTTTCGGTCTCAGTCGGCGCGCCTGATTCTTCCGGCGTTGCCGCCGGCTGCCCGAAGCTCAGGTCGGGCTGCGCATCAGGCGCGGCGGTCGCCGGAACGGTCCCCGCCGGCTGACTGAACTCACTTATGATGTCGCCGATGGCGGTGGGCGCGGCGGGCGCTTCCGGCGCGGTTACGGTTTCTTCTGGCATGTGTTGTCCCTGAAAAATAGAAAAGCCGCCGTCACCTGATGCCTTGCGGCTATCGGTTATCGGCGGCGTGACCTCGAAAGGTGTGGCCTGGATTGCAGCGAGCGATTACTGCCTGCGGGCTATCGCCTGGACGTGGCGCTCAAATGCGGTGCGCGCCGGATTCTTCAGCGCATATTCGGCGGCGGCAACGTACGTGGCGCGGGTGTTTTCCAGCAACTGCTGCCAGGGCGGAAAACCGGCGGCGTCGCCGCCCTGCGCCTCGCGCAGTTTCGCATAAGCGAGCGCCGCCAGCTCGTTCGCACCGAGCGCCTGCTTAACCGGTTTTGCCGGTTTATCCGGCCTCACCGTTTTCGGCCGCACCGCCGACAGCTTAGCGGGAACAGGCGCTACTTTAGCTTTGACCGCGCGGCTTGACTTTGGCTCTTCGGCTTTCTTTGATTTCTTCTTCATAATGTCCTGTTACTGGCGGCGCGCCCTTCGGTCTACGGGCATTGTAGGTTGCGGCGGCAATCCGCTTCGCTTCGGCGTCGCTTTTTCCGCGCTTCTTCAATGCAGCTTTGATTGCTAAATACATCGCTGGCATATCAGTACCCCAGCATTGGATTCGGCGACGGCATTGCGGCTTGCGGCTCAGCCGCCATCGGATTACGCTCAGGCACGGGCTGCGGTTTGGCATCCACACCCGCTTTCCCGTTCTGGTTATTCATCTGCATCTGCTGCCCCATCTGCTGCGATTGCACAGCCATCGGCCCGGCAGCGGCGGCTTGCGCCATCAACACCTGCTCATTGATCAACGCCGAATAATGCTCGTGAATCCGGATGATCACGGCCTGCTGCACCGCCTCCGGCGCGCCGCGTCCCTCGGCGCTGCCCAGCCAGTCCCGGTAATAGTGAATTTTCACGTCGTGGCCGAGCGTGTAGGGATTGACCGGGGAGAGCGCATACAACTGCTCCGGCGCAATCTGCCCGCCCGCCGCTTCCGCCGCCTGCAACATCAGGTCAATCACCTCCTCGCACTCTTCCAGCTTCTCGCGCTGCCGCTCGAAAGTGAAATCGGTCTTGAAGATTTCGTTGATCTGCCTGAGCGAGGACGGATTGAGCAGGCTGAGCGGCTGCAGGATCGAGACCACCTGTGCGCCCTCCATCACCGCTGCCCGCTTCTCTATCTCCAGATTCGGCATAAAGCTGCCCGGTTTGACCCAGGCGATGAAGTTCGTGCGGATCGAAACCGCCCTGACCTGCCGCGCCTGCCGCTCGCCGGTCAGCCTGTCCACGTCGTGCACCAGCCGCAGATCGCCGTAATGCTTCTGCGCCAGCAGCAACCGCTTGACCGAAGCCTCTTTCAGCACCCCGGCATAGATCGCCAGATAGGTATTGTGCGCGGCCTGGGATTTCGACAGTCTGATCTTCGAGGCGGTCGCGGTCCAGTTGGGCACGCCGGGGAAATCGCCCTGGCTGCTGTAAGCCTTGAGCGCCTGCTGAATCTCGGCGTCCATATCCTGCAAATAGCCGAAGACCTGCGGATTGATGCCGGGCGGAACGACGTGCGCGAAATGATGCCCGACCTGCGTGCCTTCGGGAAGCGTCGCATTGTTGATCGAGATGACGTTATCAAGCCGGTTGAAGAGCCTTGAATCCTGGAAGACCCGCCCATTGACCGCAATGCTCGGCTGCAGTGTCTTTTGCAGGTAACGGAACGTGCCGGACTTGAGCACATTGGTCTGGCGCTGCGCCTCCACGCCGTCTTCGATGCCGGCCCCGACCTGCTGGCCGAACACGATGCCGTAGCGCCCATCGGTGAAGCGATCCCCGTGGTCTTCCCGGTAGACATTCAGGAAGTTCGGCAGGCCCGGCGCCGTCAGGATGCACATCCCCCCGGGGAAAGCATCGGCCAACCGCTCACCCGCCGGAATCGTCTCGCCGTCGGGCAACGTGACCGGCGCCTTGAGCGAATAGAAGGCCAGCATTTCGGGCCGATACCAGAACCGCTGGACGAGCGCATTATCGCTATCATCCTCGCCAGTCTCCACTCCGCCGCCGCGTTGCCGGGCGGCCCGGCGCATCACCCGCTCAGCGTGCATCGCCTCGTCGCGTCCCCACCGCTCGTCATCCGCCGTGCCGTCGAGCTTACCGTACACAGCTTCGATCTGCTCCTTCGGCAAATCCTCTTCGGCGTAACGCCAGGGCGAATCCGCCGGGCCGGTGGTCAGGCTGTAGCGCAGCGACCAGGCCGGAAACGGACGCATCACCACTTCGCCGGACTGTTTCCAGCCCTGGTCGGCCAGCAGCGCGTCGTCTATCCGCACGCCCGGCATCGGCACCGGGGAGACGGCTGGTGAGCCACAGGTCAGGCAGGCCGCATTCTCCTGCGCCTCGCCCACGTCGCCACAGTCCAGGCATTCCTGCCACATCGCACCCGGCAATTCGAGCGGCGCGTACTCCTCGAACCACTCGTAACCGTTGCGGTCGTCCGGGTCATACCAATGCTCAAAATGGTAGTTTCCGCAAAGCTGGCCGCCTTTGGCGATCAGTTGCAGGTTCTCTTCCGTCAGGTGCAGGCGGTTAAAATAAGCATTGAGCGTCTGCAGCTCGTCAATCGCCCGCTCCGCTTTCCGCTCGTCCTCGTCCAGCACGGCGAATAACGTTTCCGGCGATGACCCCACCCACATATCCGTCACGGTGTCGCTGTAAGGCCGGAGCTTGTTATAAACGTAGAGCGGCTGGTCAATCCCGCGAAGCTGCCGGATGTCGTAGCCAAAAGTCCCGCGCGGCACCAGGATTTGATGTCCGCAGTAGTAGAGCGCCGACCGCAGCCACGTCATGTAGTAGCCGCGCCACAGACTGGCTTGCCGTTCCAGTAGTTTGTCATTGAGGCTCTTAAAGTGCCGGAAGAAGTCAACCGGCTCGACCTTGTCGCGCCGCATTGCATCCGTAGACACGTTGCCGACCTTTTGCGCTTCCTGGATGCTGCGCAGCCGGGTATCCCAGCCGATTTGATCCTGAACCGAGAGCATTGCTTACCAGCCTCCCGCTATCGCCACCTTAACCGGACTCTCGTCGCCATACCGCGCGGCCCAGGCGTGCAGCGGATTCTCACCCGGCGGCACGTTGCTCCCCGCCCAGGTGAAAAAGATGTCACGGTCATCCGGCGACCAGTGGGCGTCAGGTCTGTCGGCTGGCGCTTCCGGCTCGGATGGCCGTGACGTAGTCCCAGTCACCCCAGGGGAAGAAACGAACTTCAGCCCCAACCGCTCTGTCCAGGCTGAACGGTAAAAGTCCCGCTCAGCGATCAGCTCGGCGATCCGGGCTTCGAGTAACGCGATAATCGCGCTGTGAGTGCGGCGGGAGATCAGCACTGATTAAGCCCAGAACCGGAAGCCGGACTGATAGCTGTTGGTGAGCGCCGAGTTCGCCGTCGTCAGCACCGCGCGCAATCCGTCCATCGTGTCGGCGGCGGCGATGTTCGTAGCGGTAAAAATGTCGGCGTCGCAGGCGGCCTGGATTGAACGCTGGTGGAACTGCACGTCCTGACCCTGCACCCAGCGTTTGCTGCCGGGCACAAACAGGTCAATCAGCCCCTGCTTGGTCGTCAGCGCCAGGATGTCGGCGTTGACAATCGCGCCGGACGCGGCGTTCAAGGCGTTCATCGCACCAGCAGCGATGATTGGTTTCTCGTATTCCATTGCGGCCATAGAATTACTCCTTATAAGTGCGGAAAAAGAAAAAGCCGCCAAACTCTGAGCGTTGAGGTTCAGAGACGTTGGCGGCGTGGTCTAAACGACGTGGCCTCCTATTCGAATTTGAAAAAATGCCTGAACTGCTCTTTCAGACCGAAATAGATTACCACAATCTTCAAGATCGCCAGCCCGTGTCTCACGATCTTTGTGACGGCCTCGGCGCGCGTCATCTCCGGCGCCATCAATGGCGCAGCTACATTCACCGTCTCGGATGCTGTCCGGTCATCCACGTAATGCGCATGAGTCACGCTATACGTCCTCGTTGCCGGGATATTATCCGTCACGCCGTCTGGCCCCATATCCGCTCAAACTCCCCTTTCATCTCTTCCTCAATCGCCGCCTCAGCCTCCGCTACTGCCCTGACTCGCGCCATCTCCCAGCCGTCCGTCCATGCGGCTTGGCCGGATTCGAGCGCGGAGAGGCGGAGCCGACCGGCGAGGGCGGCTTCGATCTGCTCCTGGCGGCTCAGCGGCGCTGCATCAGCGCCCCAATCTGCGCAAATCATTCTCGTGCTATCGACCGCATCATCCTCCGCCTTCATCGGCAGATTGAGCGATACCCCGCCCACCCCTGATACATCAGGCCGATATCGCCACCCCAGCGTCTGCCGCCGGTGCGTCATCAACCCCCGATCGTCGCGCGGGGCCAGCAGCTGATCATCGTCAACCACGTCAAACCAGCCCGGCGCGCCCAGCCGGCAGTTCCCGTCCGGCAATCTCTCGTCGGCGAAAAACGGATGCGGCCTGGCTCGATCCACCCGCAGGAAATGCCGCCACTGGCTGATGCCCGCCGTCTTCGCCGAGTCGCAGGACTGGAACGGCAGATTGTATTTCTCGCGGTAGGTCTTGCGCTCCGACAATGCCTCGTGCGACATCCGCCAGCGAACGACCTGCTCACCCTCCCACATTACCCGCTTCACCGTCTCCGCCTGCCCGTCCACGCTGACGCTGGTGAATACGAGGCCCCGATACCGAAACCGAGCGCCCGGCAACCGTGAGTTCATTGCCGCCGTCGCAATCCACGTCCACGCGCTCAGGTGTCCGGCAGTGAAGCCGACGTCGTGCCCGGCCTCGCACAGCCAGTGCTCCGGGATGCGGCGCTCGCCGAAGACCGCCTCAAACTGCGACCACGTGATGACGTGCACAGCCTCGTCGTATTCGGGAATAACTCTTCCCTGCTCGCTGGCCGCGAAATCGTGCTGGTACTCCGCCAGGAAAGCTTCGAGGCCGGAATTATCGAGGAATTTCTGACAAGCTGCCAGGTCAATATCCGGCCAGGTCGGACGCCCTTCCACGATCACGCTGCGCTGCCCCTCATCCGTCTGCCGCGCTTCGATCCGCAGTCCCTCGAATGCCGGGAATGGCCCCGACTCGCGCCGCACCGTCAGCACACTCGTCCGGCGCGTCAGGATTTGATTGAAGACGCTGTTGCGGTGAATCAGGTTCTGCGCGCCGAGGATGACCGTCTCGCGCGTGCCGGCTGGAATAATTGAGCGGGCAATCGTTTCCAGCTTGTTCTGGACGATCAGCGGCGAGTCGGCGTGGTCGTCTATATCATCGAGCGCAATCAGAGTCGGTCGTGCATCGCCCACGCGCCCGCCGCGTACTCCCACGTCCAAGCCCACTGGCCTGATGGCCCAGCCGCCGCGCGTCCGCAGGAAATCCTGTCGCCAGCCGTATTGATTGCCGTGCTTGCCGACCTGCGGATTGGCCAAGTGCGGGTAGTAACGGGCGACATCCTCGCTCTCCAACCGCTCGCGGATCGCCGCGACGTGCCCCTCGGCCATTGCCTGCGTGCCGGAGACATAGAGCACGTAGCCCTTGCCGATCAACGCGCCCTCGGCGATGGCCGCCCACTCGACCGCACTGGATTTGCCCATCCCCCGCGCCCAGATCGCCAGGAATGCCTGCTCACTATTGGTGATCGGCGCACCCGACCGGCGCCGCTGAATGTGCGACCAGAACCAGTCCCAGAACTCGGCGTGGAATGGCGCGAAGCTGCCGGTGAACGTCTTCGGCCCGACCGCCCGCAGCCAGGTGCGCCAATCTTTTTCAATCTCTGCGCCGGGATGTGGGGGCTTGCGATTGCGCGCCGCCACCAACTGCAGATGCTCTTGGCGGAGGGCGGCGAGGCGGGACTGGCTTACCTGGCTCGTTTCGGCCATCGCCCGACCATCCCGCCGAAAACGTAGGGCGCCAGCCAGCCCAGGTCAATCCGGCAATCCTCGCAGTAGTTCCAGAGATGCCTGCACAGAACACTAACCGGCCACAAAACCAGGCGCATCACTTCTTCACCCCGCCCGTCAATGACAGGGCGGCAATGGACACTCGCAGAATCGGGGATGACAATAGCTTTTACACACGAATGATTCGATCACTGAGCCGTCCGCGTCGCACGTTCGATGCCGGGCGCACTTGCAGGCTACCCGCTTCCCTTTCGGCGCATGACTGCACGGATGCTCAGGAATCTTGTGCTCCGGGTTGCCCGGCTCGTCGTCCGGCGGCGGCGGGTCCTGCGCAAAAGCGACAGCGACAAGGCGCACGCCGTAGCCGAGCGACGGGCCAGCCAGCCAGCCGGCGCAGGCCAGGGCGAGCCAGAGCGCGAGCACGGCAGCCATCTTCAGTTTGGGACTCATCAACTTTTTCCGCTCCCATTCCCACCACAGCCGGCAAACCAGCAGCCAGAAAATAAGCCAGAGCAGGATTCCGGTCACGGTGATTCGACCGGCTCATACTCAACATCGCCGTCAAGCATCGTCATTGCGGCAAAATATTCAGCGTCGAATCGCGGTGGGGTAAAAATCCCCGGCGCCCTGGCTGTGTCCCGGCTGAGCCGCCCATTCAAATCCGCAATCAAATCCTCGTGCCTGCCCGATGATCCCAGCAATGTTTCGACTTCAATTTCCAGCGCCGCCACCCGCACGAGCAGAGATGCGCATCCGGCGCATTCGCCATCCCGATCCGGCCAGCCGGGCTCAGGCGGTAACTCAATAGCGCGCGAAGCCTGGGCGTCGGCGACGGTGTAGGCCGGGGCTGATGCGGGCAGACAGCGGTTCCCCGCCGGACTGCCGCCGATGATGCGAGGCGGTTTTTTCACGCTATGTGCTCCGGGTCAGCCTGCGCCCAGTCGAATTCAGGTCGCCCATTCCGGCCAATTGGCGCCGCAACCGGCACGCGGGCGGGCGCAGGGCGGCGGACTTCCAGGGCGGAAATCCGGTCGCGCAGGCCGTCAGCGAGTCGCTGTAGAGCGGCGTTGTCGCGCTCGCAGGCTTCGAGCCGGTCCCGGCACTCGTACACTTGCTCGGCCAGCGTCGGCGGGACGGAATCAGGCTGGCGCTCCACGTCAATCACGCCGCCCTGGGCGCAATTCGTGATGCCCAGCGGATCGTCATTCCGATGCACGCTGTCACGTGTCACGCCGCAATGTGTCACGGCCCCCACCGTCACGCCAGCAGCGAGCGCGAAACCGCCGTCACATGTCACGATCTTGCCACGCCTCTTCCACTGGCGCGCTGTGGCCGGTGTCACGCCGAGGGCGCGGGCAAAGTCTGCCAAGGTTTCAGCCATTTATTAATAATTATGTGGTTGCCTGCTCATCCGGCTGCGGATACAATGCTGGTATGAATTTAGCAGCATTGACCAAGAAAGCACGGCGCACGGCGACATCCAATAATCGCAGGGCGCACGAGATGTACGGCAGTCTCGGCAATCTGCACTGGCGCGACGTGCGCGACCTCTATTTACAATCCGATGGCGTATGCGCCTATTGCAAGCGTCGCGTGGGTATCGCCAATCTGTCACTAGACCACGTTTACCCGCTCAACCTCGGCGGCAGCAATACGATAGAGAACTGCGTCCTGTGTTGCCGCTCTTGCAATTCGCTAAAATCCAACAAAACGCTTGAGCAGATTGCAGGCTGTGTTCACGTCTCAATCGTGGCCTCGCTGTTAAGCGTCACGCCTATGGCGGTCTACCTACGCATCCAACAAGGCAATGTTCCCGGCGCATACAGCAACGGCAATCAATGCTTTGTTCCGCGCGAATACGTGCAGGATATGCTGCCGCCGGATTTCGATAACTTTATCTATTACGCCGAGCTACGGGAGCAAAAGCGAGGCAGACAATGAAAGCCAACACGCTATTAACCCTGCGCCAATTTTGGGCGCTACACCTAGTGAGCGATACAAGCGGGGACTTCAGTAACCCAGATCACTCATTGCGCTACCTGCGTGACTGGTGCAGGAAGCACGTCATTCCCACGTCCGCGTGCATCCGCCTCGGCACACAGTGGCTGATTACTGATCCTCAAATGGCGCTCCAGGCAATCCACGATCGTCCAAGGGCCGGCAATCCCAACTGGGGAAATCGGCATGTAGGCGCATTTTCTTCTTGACTTTTCATCCGGCTGCGGATAGAATGCGCTTGTCAGTTGGAAGTATCAACGCGCGGAAGCGCACAACAAGGAGCCACGATGACCAACAACGAAATCATGGCAAAGGCGCTAGGCATCGGACAGTCACTGACACGCGAACGATGGTACGAGATGTCCGCGCTCGAAGCGGAGGCGTGGTGTAAGCTGGTAATCAACCGATATTACCATATCCCTGCCGAGAACGAGGTACGGGAGATTACGCACCTCGCCATGCAATATGTGATTAACAACCAACGGGAGATCATTTAATCAATGCCCCGCTGCCGAGCGGCGCTATCCGGGAGCATCGATCAAAACTGCAATTTATCGCGCCCTCGGCTTCGAACCGCCGGAGCACGGCGGGAAGCGGGAGGGCGCAGGGAGAAAAGAAATAACCAAGAGCAAGCAAGTAAGATTCTTACAACTACAAAGAGAGGTCGCCAGCGGCAAGCAAGATATTGACCTGGCGGATTTCGCGCGACGTTTTGCCGCGCGCGTCAAGGATGCACCGGTGACCATCAGTTTTGATCCCGAAAACTGGACTTGGGATGACGTCGGACACTACTTAGGGTACGGCGTGCTAAGCGTCGCAGATATTCGCTCAATGATCCACGGCGGACTCAACTAGCCGACATCGCACACTGAAGAGCCTGCCCGATGGCAAATCCTTTTCAGCCTAATTCACCCCGCGCCCGCCGGCGCAGCCAGCAACAGCGGCGCGCACTCCGGGTCAACCTCGCAGAGCGCCGCAATCGCCTGCTTGCGGTCGCCATTGAAGAGCGGCAGCCAGTTAGCCAGATAGCCCTCGGCCTCCTCGCGGGTGACGCGGTGGCGGTATTCGGCGATTTCGGTAGGCTCGTCATTGTAGAGCAGGAATTTATCGGCACAGATGCCAAGCAGCGTCACGCCCTTGTCGTCGAGCGTCGCGCCGTCGGCGAGGTCGCGGTAGCGTTTCAGCAGGCGGTCAACGAGGTCGCCGAAGCCTTGGGCAATCTCGTGCTTTTTAATACGTGCCAATTGCACTGCCTGCGGATTACCCAAGGCGCGCGACACCACGGGACGAGATACGCCAAACGCTTTAGCCACAGCTAATTGCGTACCAAGTTCGGGCAACGCCGCAACCATTTCGGCTTTAGCCTCAATTGAAATATTAGTTTTACCTGCGCGGCTCACATTAAAACCTGTAAGTAATTAATCCTAGAGCAGCGCGCTGCAATCCTACGTAATGCCCGACGCTCCATTGCCTGAGCGTTTCGCACTCTATTCCCAGCGCGCGCGGGACGGCCTGCCAATCCTCAGCGCGATGACGCCGAGTAATTCCCTCTCCCGTCCGCTCAAATCTCTATCTCAGCGCTGATAATCCCGTCCGTCCGCTCGCCCTCGCCCATCCGGTTCAGGCAATGGTCGCAGCCGGCATAGCCAGCCGCAAGCGCCGCATCCACGCTGGTAAATGGAACTGGCTCGGCGATTTCCGCGACCTGGCAATCTCCGGACGCGAAAGCGCGAACATGGAACTCTCCGCTCTGCGCGTTGGCCACGACCGGCGCGAGAGCGATGGGCTGACCGCCACGTGATTTTTCGGGCTTCTGTTTCCGTTTGCGGTGGGGTTTCGGCATAAGCTCTGTCGTAATTTGCTCGAATGAGTCCGCCAGGTCGCCGGCCTCAATCACGTCACGGAGATATTCGACCACCAGGGCGCAGGCGCGCTCGATGCGGTCGGCGGCTGGGCATTGGGTATCATCGGCCAGGGCGCGCAGATCACTGCGGATTTTGGTAGCGCGGGTGGCGGAGTCAGCGAAGGTCATTGATCAACTCAGATGGCGGGCACTAGGAACGAAAATCCCGACTGGCGATTGAAAAATCAGGCCCGCGTCAACGTGAAACCGGTAAATCGTGGCTGACCACGTGGGGAGTAAGACCGGCGCGGGCCATCACAACCTAACCGAGAGGAAATATGACACACAAGCAAAAACAACAAGAAGCGCGCAAGCAGATCAGGGAGTTACTGAACAACGCGCTGCCGACGTTGGATGCCAAGCCGCAACAAGCAATCTATAGCGGCGCAGTGCCTGACGAATATTTCGCGGCAGGCAATTACTTGCTCGCAAAGGCTATCGTTGATAGCTGGTGCTGTGATCGCAACTATGTGGGCCTGAACTCGCGCACTAACAGAGAATTTGCCAATATCCACCTTCACGGTTAGCGGAGAAAACGATGCGCAAGAAATACAATCCAACCGACGAACAGAAAGCCAAAGCCCAGGCACGCCGCGAGGATTTTCGGAAACTTGCCAGGCTGGTTTCCGAGATGACCGACGAGCAGCGATTGGCGATGCTTTCCAGCATCGGCGCAGTTCCAACCTGCGCGGGCCGGGCGTTGTCGCCTTTCAATTCCTGCCTCTTGCTTCATCAACTCCCTGCCGCATCGCTGGTCGGCGGATTCAATCAATGGAACAAGGTCGGTCGCAGCGTGCGTAAGGGCGAGCACGGACTGATGATCTGGATTCCCTGCGCGCAAAAAGTGCAGCAGGAAACGCCGGTCGCCGGCGATCTAACCGAGGACAAACTGCGCTTCGTCCTGGGAACGGTATTCGACGTTTCCCAGACCGACGAAATTGCCAGTCACCCCCAATAAACCCCACCTGCCGTAGTCACCGGCACGATGTACTCCGCCGCTTTCGGCTCGATCACTACCACCACGCCGCCTTCGGTTTCATCTTCATAGCGGATGCGCTGAAGAGATTTATCAATCTGAAACCGATACGTCACGACCGGATTCAGCAGCGTCGGCTCAGACTCTGCCTGATCGTCGCCCGGCATTTCCGCCTGCACGCGCGCCAGCACAGCGCCGAAATTCGGCACGGCTGATTCGGCCTGCTCCGCCATCTGCCGCTCGACCTCAGCCGGGACTATCGTATCCTGGCCGCAGTTAATTATTTCCATTTCGATTTCGATTTCTCAGAGCCGCCTGATCCGCACCCTGCCCGCGTCGTAACCGACCAAGTAGCCGAGCACCAAGCCGAAGGCGAGGGCAGCGACTGCGGCGAGCAAGCAGACCATCACGAGTCCATCACGAGGCAGACAATCACCGCCCACAGCAGCAATCCGAGCACAATGAGGAAGCCGATCAATAATGCCGTAGCCATTTCACACCGCCAGTCCCGGCAGACAATACTGCGCCGCGACCTCGCGCGGAATCTGGTCGCGGGCGAGGCAGCGCGGATCGTAGATCGCCGCACGATCGACCAGCCGCCAGGACGATGGAATGGAGACCTCGATCTGCGTCAGGGTGTCGCGCAGCCGCAGATAGCCGTTTTCCAGCCAGCCGTCAACGCCGTCCCGCAATCGCGCCACACGCTCACCCGCCGAACTCACGACGAATAGCCCGCGCCGCACGTAGTCCCACCACCAAACGGCGGGGATGCGGTGACGACCGCCGGGGAGCTTGATCGAGTAATGTTTGGATTTTGAGCGGCGGGCCATAGGAAGCGACGCGGGCACACCTCGACCGAGATATGCGCGTCAGGGCTACGACCGTGCGGACGGGAGCGCCTGAGTGATTCTTATTGGGATTGGGATTTAGACTTCAGCGGGCGCAATCATTATAGCGGATACGGTAAGGAGCGCAAGCGGAAATTGACGGGCGGGCGAATTATCGGACGGGGGATATTTTTTTTTCAGTGTGTCCTTATTATTCCTTGACAGCCGTGTCTCTATTGTTTATACTGCGTCTGTCAGTTGATGGGCAATTGACGGCGCGGCGACGGGCGGCATTGGGCAACCGAAGGACAATAAGAAAAAGGAAATCCATCCATGGCACAGAGCAGATTAAAATCAACTACCAGCATGAGCAACACCGGATACCACCAGAACGGAAAACCTAACTGGTGGGCGCGCATCGGACAGGGCGACGATGCGGAATTCCTGCAAATCCCGTGGGCGCGCGGCGATCAGGCGCTTGATTGCATCGTCAATGTTCCGCCTGACACCACCGTCTACATTGGCGCGGGCAAGGGCTCGCGCAAGACTGTCCGCCAAACAGTGACCACTACATCCATCGAGTAACGCTTATCGTCCGCCTGTGGCTCCTGCGGCTCAATGCCGGGCGCTCGATAGCGCATTCCACGGGCGGGCGCAAAGACGGCGACACGAAAAAGGAGAAACATGGATTTCAGCATTTACACGACAGACACAATGACCGTCCTCAACGGCGGCGATATCGCCAGAGGTGAGTGGTCAGAATTCGATGAGGCGTCCTCATATGAACGGCGCAAGCCGGCATCCTACGCCGTTCGGGAGGCGATTGACGCGGCAATCAAGATTGCCTACGCGCTCGCCTGCGAGCAAGGCGTGCAGGTCATACCTTACAGCGGCGCCAACCCGAAGATTCGGGACGATGGCAGGATCGCCGCAGCCGTCGCCAATATCCGCGAGGCGATGGAGGCGCGGCGGCAGAAGCTGGCGGGGCAAGCGCCGGCTCCGCAATACGCCTGCGCTGGCGCTCGTGATGGCTGCCGTGCGCGCGTCGTCTATCAAGGCGATTACTGCGCCCGCTGCCAACATGACGAGGATTAAGTAGATGTTTAAACCCATTATCGCCGCCCGCGTCAACCACGCCGAACTCAAGGCGGCGACGCGGACGGCTCACTCCATCACCGCCGACTCCGATCACCGTGCGCAGGCACAAGCGATCGTTGACCGGCTGAGACTCCATCAGCCGGAGACGGTTTCACAGTTAATCCGCGTCATCTGCGGACTGCCTCCCGCCCCAGTCGCCGCCCAGTCGCTGGCCGACGGCGACGAGGCGCGGATAACGCGTATTTACGCGAAGGTGAGCGAGGCGGAAAGGGTGATAGTCAGTCGCTTCCTGGTGGACTATGCACGCGCGCGGAAGCTATCCGCGCGAATCGAAGCGCGGCTGCGACGCCTAGCGAGTTGGATCGAGGCACACAAAGAGCAGCGCGCGTCAAGGTCCCGCTCGCTACCTGCGCAGCTTGTCCGCGCGGTGATCGGGCTTGAGCCGTCGGGCGTGGGCGCGCCGACGGGCAACCAAAATGCAGCAAGGCCCGCGCAGAAGCGGGCAAGGAGAAAAAATGCCACGAATCAAGGTAAAAATTGAATGGGGCAGCGAGCGGCAGGCGCGCATCGCTGCCAACATGTTCTCGGCGCAGCGAGATGGCTGCGTCACAACTTACGTGGAGCCGGATTCGCCGGCCCTGAGGCAGGCCCTCGCCAATCTGGCGGAGGGCAGTGACGCGCTGAGCGTCATCATCACGCCAACGACGGACAGCGTGACGCCTCACACGCCCGCGTCGTTTTTCTCTGCCGTCGAGGCGGAGCGCAGCCGCGAGATCGAAGACTAATATGCCTAAAATCTCACTCCACTGGCCGAGAGCGCGCTGAAGAGGCAGGCCGGACGCGCCGCCCGTGGGCGCAAACTTTAACGCAGCTAAGGCCCGCGCTGGGCGGGCAAGAGGACACATTATGAGACGACTGCCATCACAGACGGCGGCCGCGGTTGAAACGGCCATATGGTATTTCAACCGATACGGCAACCTACGGCTCAACGAGCCGTGCGATTGCGGAGCGCAAGTCCGCCACAACAACGGCGGGAATTACCACGCCATCGTCCGCCTGGCCAAGGATGGTGGTCAGGTTTTCATGAGAAGAGAGGATTCCACTTGCGAGCTGTTGGCTCCCGCGAAATGGGAGCCGATCGGAGAGGATGAAGCACTCAACTATATCCGCGAGCACGCGGATTGGCTGTAGTGTTTAGTCTCTTTTTCATCAGAGAACGTGCTGCCGGATGCGCGGCTCGCCGTAATTGAGCGGCGCTATCCGGGGCGGGAGCCTCAATCAAAACTGCAATCTATTGCGCCCTCGGCTTCGAGCCGCCAGATCCCGGCGGGAAGCGGGAGGGCGCAGGGAGAAAAGAAATGGACGAGCAAGAGATTGACATGGGTAGCCTGGTCGGGCTAAAGATGATCTACATCCCCGGCGGCGAATTCACGATGGGATCGAACGCCAGGGAGGATTCTGGTGCCTATGGCTATGCCTATGCGTATGGCGCCGACGACGCCGACGACGACGCCTACGCAATACCAGCGCATCGGGTGGAGATCTCGCCGTTCTGTATTAGTGAGTGCCCGATTACGCAAGCGCAGTATAGCACTATGATCGGAGAGAATCCCTCGTATTTCCAAGGCAGCAATCTCCCTGTCGAAGAAGTCCCGTGGGACAAGGCGGCTGAATTCTGCCGCCAACTCTCACAGTTGGAGGGCAGGGACTACCGGCTGCCCACTGAAGACGAGTGGGAATGTGCATGCCGGGCCGGTTCGGACGGCTCGTACTGCTTCGGGGATGATCCGGCGCAACTCGGCGAATACGCCTGGTACGCCGACAACTCCGGCGACGAGACGCATCCGGTCGGGCAACTGAAGCCGAACGCCTGGGGCTTGTACGATATGCACGGCAACGTTTGGGAATGGTGCCAGGACCTGTATGTCCCCGCAGGATCAAGGGACGGCAAGTGTCGCGTCCTGCGGGGAGGTGCCTGGTTCAGCGATCATCTCAGTACACGCGCCGCCTCCCGCTACGTTGTCAATTCGCTCGCCCGATTCGACTTTAGTTTCGGGTTCAGGGTGGTGAGTGATTTCAGGCTCCGATTATTTTGACGCTGCCCACGGGGGAAGCGCGTGGCTGAGGTCGCGCAAAGACCAACCATCAACCACAAATCGGCTTGGGATCGGGTGCAACTTGAGGACTAAAAATCGTGCGCGCCCATGACAACGAATGGATCGCGGCTCTCTCGCGGCACTTCCCCCGACTCAGCGAACGGGAAGGCAGCATGCCGCGCGCCGAGGTGCCGCAGCGGATGGTGGCGTTGGCGGCGGGACAGGAATAATTTCCACTCTCAGCCGGAAAAGTCTTGACGCCCCGCCCCGCTCTCCCAAAAGGCTCGATGATCCGCCCTTCTCCGCCCTTCTCCGCGCTCGACCTGAGCGAGACTGAAACTACCCTGACCGATGATGCCCTGCCCGCCAAGCCGCCACGCAGCCAGCGCTGGCTCGAGCCGCGACACCGGGGCAGACCGGCTGTCCAGCGGCCCTGCTACCGCGAGTCGCTGAATGCTTATGTGTTCAATCCCATTATGGTTTTGTACCGGCTGAAAGCGCCGACCGAGCGCGAAAGGTCGCCCGCCGATTGACGCCACGCCGGAGCAGGCGCATAATCCCGCCCGCCAGCGGCGTTTGTTGTCACCCGGCGCGTCAGGTGAGGCGCTGGTCGCCGCTGAGCTTGAAAATAAAAGTGCCCTGCCGGTTAATCGTGCGACCAACCGGCAAGGCGTGCCTCAACAACGTCAGGGGTTGCGAGGCGACCGCAATTTACAACAGCTATTCGTGAATTGTCACGCCTGCCCAACTCCCTCGCTAAAAACAAGGATGGGAGTATGAACGACATTCAACAGATCGAAGCCCAAAAGCACCGCAGATATTTTGCCATCGGTTTAGCCGTCGTCGGCGGCGGCATCGCCCTGGCCAGTTTCTCTTCAACCTACGCGATCAACCTCGAATCGTTCGCCGATTGGTCGGGCAATCTGTCGCGCGGATTGGCTCTATGCGCGTCAATCGGCATTGAGGTCATGTTCTGCCTGGTTATTTACGCCATCAGCTACGCGCTCGTCGGCGGCCAGGAGAAGTTTCTCGGCGTGCTGTCGCTGGCATTTCTGCTATTTGTGATGGCCACGAACTATGTCATTCATCGGCAGATCGTCAAAGGCATTCGGCTGTCGGAATGGCAGCAGGGATATTACGACTGGGCTGGCGCGCTGGCGCTGTTCGGCGTCCTACTGATCATCGTGCTGTTCGGCGCGGTCAGTTACGAAGCGCGCGAGCGGCGCGAAAAGCGCGAAGTCCAAACGCTGGCTGCGCGCCGGGCATTGGAATGGAAAAAGGCTCTGATCCACTCTGAGGCTTTTACCGCATCGCTTGACGCGCACAAACCGGCAGTGCTGGCCGAAATGAAAAGACAGCTTGCCCTGCCCGCCGTCGCTGAGACAAAGCCAGGCATCGGCCTGGCTCCGAATCCAAAAGCAGGGGACGAGTCAAAAAACTAATAGCGCCGCTGGGCACAACAGCCCCAGAGCAGGGAAGGGAAGGGCCCTTCCCTGTTGCATCGGCGGCGCACAATGTCGCACGCGCAACACACACTGCGCAGGAAGAAACTGAGAGCGGCAGACTGGAACCGGCTGGCCGCGCTGATGTCGTTGTCGGCGCCGAGGGCGATCTTGGCGGTGATGGCCACGGCGAAGATAGCCTGCGGGTGGTAGGCAGGGGCAAGGAGACGCGGCGGGAGAATCGGGGTGATGGCGGGTGGCAAGATGGGGCGGGGGCGGATCGAAGGGGGGATGGTGAGCGTGAGGCAACGCTTACAGATACCCCTACAAAACGCGCTCCGGCAACGCATACAAACACCGAAGCCTGTAGTACTACAAAATCGCCAGGGCTAAGACTTGTTTCTGTCGAAGTCTGTAGTACTACAAAATCGCCGCAAAACACACGGCAAAAAGACCTTATCAACACCGCTAACAATCTATGGAAACGCCTACAAAACAAGCCGCCGAAACCGCCCAAGCACACGCTCAATCCATCGGGAAAGCGGCGTATCGGTAGGACGACGCGGACAGGGTTTGAAATCCTGCGGCGTGCTCAATGTGAAGAATGCAAGATTGAAATCCGGCTGGTTGCTGGCTATATTAGCGCGACGCAAATGATTGGGTTAGGAAGGCTAAATTATGAGACACAAATTGGCATCGTCAGGAACATCCTGCGCAAACGGCTCGCCTTCGTTGAGCAGCGCCTTATCGGTTTACGATGTGCCCGGTGTAGTGCTCGACGCACGGGAGCAGATCGCGCCCTTGCTTAAACACACCGACACGGATGTTCAAGCTATGGCGCGGGCCGTGTTCGACCTACTCGAAATAGCATTGAAAGCGATGGCAACGGGCGATTTAGGTGACCTAGTGGTCGCCGAAAGCGATATACCTGAAAGCCTGGCTATTGTGTAGGCGTATCTTTACTAATCGCGCGCTCAAACGCCGCCAGCCTCTCTTCCTCTGCGCGCTGCAACCGGGATTGACGTTCAAGCGCCGCCATCAGGGAAGGACGCATGCTTGCTATCAGATCAACCTTATCCTGATATAGCGTGGTGAACTCTTCAACCGAACTCGCCATCACCATCACGCTTTTAGTGGTCAACCCGCCCCATCCTGAGCTTGTTGGAATTCGTTGGCGAAAAGTGCATCCGCCTGTTTGCCCTGTTGATTTGCGGCATCCGCGTTAGCGAAGTGCAGTGTGATGAAATTTGGGGCTTCGTTCAAATGAAAGAGAAGACCAAACACGCCAAAGGCAAAGAAGACGATGACACGTTGGGCGATGCCTGGTGTTATGTCGGGATGGAACGCAACACCAAGCTGATTCTCACTTGGCATCTTGGTCGCCGGACAACTGAAGACACAGAGATTTTTACGGAGAAATTGAACTACGCGACAGAGGGCAATTTTGAGATTTACACAGACGGCTTTCCGGCCTACAAAGACGCCATCATTCTGAGCTTGGGCACTCGCGTTGACTTCGCGCAGATCATCAAGATTTACGGCAAGCCCGAAGGCGAAGAGCATCGCTACTCGCCTTCACAGGTGATCGAAATCAACAAGATTGCGGTTCACGGAAACCCCAATATGGAAGCGGCGGGAACGAGCCACATTGAGCGCCAGAATCTGACCATCAGAATGGGCAATCGCCGGATGACGCGATTGACGAATGCGTTCTCAAAGAAGTGGATCAATCTCGATTACTCTTACGCGCTGCATTTCTTCCACTACAATTTCATTCGCATTCACTCGACGCTGAGAGTTACGCCCGCGATGGAATCGAAGATCACTGATCGTATTTGGACTTGGGAAGAATTGCTGAGGGCGCAGATTTGAAGCGCCCTTGCCGCCTCACTCGAACAAGCTGGCCTGATCATTCCCGCCCGCGCTTTCTTCCTGAGCTTTCTTGAGCGTGATAGATGAAGGCGGCATCTTCACTTCCGCGCCGCTCAATAGCTCTTCAATGGTCAAAATCTGCAAGCGCGGATAATCCTTGTTCCATCCGGTCGAATGATAAAAGCCCGCCGCTGTCACCTCAGTCTTCATATCGCGGCTGGCCGATTCCAGCGTGATGAAAACTCCCATTGCGGCCTTCTCGCGTTCAATCGTGCCTTTCAAGTCTCGGATGTCGCCGCTCTTCACCTTGCCGCTTTTGACTTGCACCAGCAACCGCTTTGGCTTGCCGCCTGTGTCATCAATAAAGGTGATCACGCCGTCAATCCCTTTGTCGCTGCCTTTCTTGCCTTGTCTGCTTCCGGCTTCGCCGCCCAATGGGCGGGCTTTGATAAGCGACAATGCCCACCACTGGAATTGATAGCGGTCATCCTGCGCGAGTTGTCGCGCTGATCCTAAGTCTTCAGGCTCACCGATGACTTGATAGTCTTTCTTCTCGACTAAATTGAAGGCGTCTTTCAGCCGGTATTTTTGCAGCGCGATGGCCAAATGCGTCACGTCAATGCCAATCCATTTGCGCCCAAGCTTCTGCGCTGCGGCGATGGTTGTCCCGCAACCGCAGAAGGGATCAAGTACAACGTCGCCTTCGTTGCTGCTCGCGCTGATAATTCTTTCGAGCAACGCAAGCGGCTTTTGTGTGGGATAGCCCAGACGTTCAGCGGCATTCGCGGAGATAGGAGCAATATCAGTCCAGACATCCGGTATAGCCGCGCCCTCTAGTTGGTCTGCGTACCATTTAAGGCGCGGCGTTCCGTCTTTCTTCTTAGGCCAATAAATCAATCCTGCCTTGTCCAAAGCATCCAATTTATCTTGAACGGTGTCGCCTTTAATGCCCAGACTGTCAATGATCGCTCCCGGCAATGCCCAATGCCTGCCCACTTTTGTTGGGTCAATGCCTCTCCACTGCTTTCCGCTTTCTCCGTGACGCACGCCCGAACCTGTCAGGGTGACAGGCTGAAAAAGCCTGTCTGAATTATCATCGGAACATGTGAAATGCTTGGCAATATATTCGGGGTCGTGCGCGCCTTTGATGTTTGTCCATGTGAATCGGTTATCTTTGGAATAAAAGAGAATCGTGTCATGTACCGGAGCAAACCGCTGCGCAGACCCGTGCGCGTGAGTGCGCTTCCAAATAATTTCATTTCTGAGTCGATCGGCGCCAAAGATGGAATCCAAGACAACCTTTAGATAATGGTCTGCCGTTGGGTCACAGTGTAGATATAGGCTTCCTGTTGGCTTCAGAACGCGATGTAATGCGACCAGTCGCGCGGCCATCATCACCAAATAAGCCATCATCTGATTTGTCCCGATGAACTGGCGTAATGCGCCAATCATATTTGAGATGCGCTCATCGCCTTCGGTCACAAGCACCTGATAGGTTTCTTCGGCCTTCGCGTTCCAATGCCATGTATCCTCAAAGGCTGTGATCTGCGCTTCGGCTTCCTTGCCGCTTTCGTCTTTGAAAAGCACGTTGTAATTGCGGTTTGAATTGAAAGGCGGGTCAAGATAAATCAGGCTCACGCTCGCGCTGGGCACATATTGGCGTAAAATGTCCAAGTTGTCGCCGTAATAGAGCGTGTTCTTCCAATCATCTGGCATCGTGTGACCTCTGGTGAAATTTGCCAGATTCTATGTGTTGCTGAGAGTGGCGGTCAACGAAGGATGCGGCGGGTTTGTGGGATAAAGTGCTTTATCTGATTCGATTTGAGGGCAGATACCCAAGCAACACAAGAATAGGACACGACCCGCCTGCCGAGTTGATAGGCCAGCACAAGCTTCGATTCCGCTTCGATCCCGACGAACGTGTAAGCGTCGCCGATTTTTGGATTAGTTAAGTCTGCCTCTGTGACCTTGTGCCCTTCCTTCTTTTGGACAAATCCCCAAATTTCATCAGCCTCAACATAACCAACCGGAACATTGACGATCTTCTCTTCCATCACCTTTTCACATTTCGCGCCAACCACGTTCAACAGATGCAGAATCGTGTCACGATGAACTTCCGCAATGCGCTCCGTGCTGCGAACTGAATTGCCTTCGACCAACAACCTGAGGCAGAGCAGAACGGTTTTGCGGTCAAGGCGGATTTCCTTCTTTTCAGTGATGAAAGTTTTCGAGCAGAAATCGCAGTGGTAACGCTGATTGCCGAGCTTGTCTGTACCGTAGCGGCGGGTCTTACCTGAGCATTGCGGGCATTGCGGGTTGTCATTGAAGGTCATTTGTGAGCCCTGCCTTTCTCTGGCGATTGGCTCACTATTTGGTTGTTCAGGCCAGCGTGAGCAATTTGGAGGGAAATATGTCTGACAAAGCTCATGATGGTCTGAACAACCAAAACGAGACTGAGAATGCGGATGCGACAGAGGCAGCAAAAGCTTTATCTCGGTTAGGCGCTTCAAAGGGCGGCAGGGCGAGAGCGTCTCTACTCTCGCCTGAAGAACGGAAAGCCATTGCGCGAAAGGCAGTCCAAACACGGTGGGCAAAGAAAAAGGGCATTCCGCCTGAAGATCAGCAAGTATCAAGTTCATTGGACCAACCCCAAGAGGAGTCCAAAATCATGCCTTTCTCGTTGCCTATAGCCATTTTTCAAGGCAAGCTGAAAATCGGCGATGCCGAGTTTACCTGTTACGTCCTAGATAACGGGAAACGAGTTCTTGCCCAGCGCGAGGTTGTCCGGCTTTTCACCGGCCACGCGAAGGGAAATTTGGGGAGATATTTGGAAGCCCACAATCTTCAGAGCTTTATCAATAAAAACGCGATACTGCGGCAGACGGTAAGGTTCATCTTGCCGGGAACCCGCCTTGAGGGCGATGGGTACGAAGCATTGCTAATTCTGGATATTTGCGATGCTTATCTACTGGCCAGAGACAAGGAAGCACTTTTTGATAATCAACTACACCTAGCTAGGCAGGCCGAAATCATCACGCGCGCTTGCGCAAAAATCGGCATCATCGCCCTGATTGATGAGGCTACTGGCTACCAGGAATTCAGAAAGAAGCAGGAACTTCAAATTAAACTCCAGGCATTTATCGCCGAAGAAATGCAGGAGTGGGCAAAAATGTTTCGAGATGAATTTTGGTTTGAATTGGCGCGCCTTGAAGGTGTCCACTACTCCCCACGCTCTAGGCCGTTGCGCTGGGGAAAGTACATTATGATGTTTGTCTACGACGCTGTAGACGGTGACGTTGGCAGGGAGCTGCGGAAGAAAAATCCCAATCCGCACTTCCTGAAAAATCACCATCAATGGCTAAAGAAGTTTGGCCGAGCTAAAGTCCACGATCAGATTGAGCGGGTGATTACGATCATGAAGCTTTGTAATGACATGGATGACTTCAGAAAGAAATTTTCGAGAGTGTTCAAGAAGACGCCAACTCAAATGGGATTTGAGGACATCAGTTGGGGAGAGTAGGCCGGCTCACCGGTTAAGCTTTCAGGCGTCAGAACGGGTTGCCACTAGAAATTGAAATAGGAAATGGCGAATAACCGCAAGAAGAGAGAGGGGGCGCTAGCACCCCTCTGTTTTAATTGTTCGAGTCTTCTTTGCCGCTTTCTTGCTCGCCTTCTTCGCTGGCCTCTCAGCCGTCAACTCGCTTACAACGTCGAACGCCATTACGTTGACATCATCGTCTCCGCGCTTGCTTGCTTTGGTTTTCTTGGTGTTTTTCTTCATACTCCGACTATATCAAGTCGGTTTGATTTAGCAAGAGAGAAGCGGGCAATGCTGTTGCTCAGCAACTTTCTATTAGGACATTACCCGACGGCCAGACGCTCAGCACCGAGCAGCGTCTCAACCCCTATCGGATTGAGCAAACATTTCTACTTCGTTGTCGCCCGCAACGGACGCAGCGGACAGGATAGTCTCAACCCCTATCGGATTGAGCAAACATTTCTACTTCGATCAATCGCGAATAGTTCGCGTAAATTCAAGGTCTCAACCCCTATCGGATTGAGCAAACATTTCTACTGTTATGGAGTTGGTATTTGTTGCTCCACGCACAGCGTCTCAACCCCTATCGGATTGAGCAAACATTTCTACATAGTATTCGGTCTTCCAAGTCTTCTTTACTTCTGAGTCTCAACCCCTATCGGATTGAGCAAACATTTCTACTCAGCACAAAGGACAATGGAGAAAGAGACGAATGTCAGTCTCAACCCCTATCGGATTGAGCAAACATTTCTACTTGCCCGTGAGGGCGTGCTACCGCACGTGCGAATCGGGTCTCAACCCCTATCGGATTGAGCAAACATTTCTACTCATCGGAGTGGTGGAAGCAGCACCTCAATCTGACTGATGACGAAGTCTCAATCCCTATCGGACTGAACAAACGTTTCTACGTGGCTTGCTACATTGATGAGTCGGATCGGGAGCCAGTCTCAATCCCTATCGGACTGAACAAACGTTTCTACAAGCGGGCGAAGGCCGGTGCGCGCTGGCGCCTTCTTTCCCAAAACGGCTTTCGTGGTGGACTGGGAGCGGGAGATGCTGCGGTGTCCGCAAGGAGTCGAGATGAGTTGTCAGCTTGGGAAGACCGTGCATTTTCCGGC